CATGATGGTTGTGCCTTTGATGTAATCATGGATGAATGCAGGGTCTATTCTGTCGGAAACGGTATGGCTGGGGCTCACTTGAGCCCCAGCGCCTTTCTAATCTTCCCGGCCGTTTTAGGATCTATTTCCCGGCTGGGGAGGGTAGTGAAGTGGTCTCCCACCCAGATCGTGGCGTGGCCGCCTTTTCCTTTCGACTTGCTAAGCCGGAAGGAAAGACCGGCTGCTTTTGCTTCCTCTCTGATTTCAGCGATGAAGCGGTCTCTTTTGTCCATTCCCGTCTCCGTTTCGATGTATAGAGTTTCGGATATTTTTGTCCGAATGTCAACCGGTTTCGGATATTTTTATCCGGAATTCCGCTCGTGATTTCAGAAGACAGGACAACGGAAAAACGTCACCTCGCTCGCCTGAAGGCTCTTCGAGACATCCTCGAAGGCTATTCATGGATGGTGGAGCCGGAGGGTGACCAGACGCATATCGTTATCGTCCGGAAGGGCGGCGAGGCCGACTGCATCGCCACTATCCATCGTGGCGCGACATCCGAAGAGAAGGACTTGCTCTGCGGATCGGCCGATGCCCTCCGCTTCCTGTTGACGCTCATCGACCGAGCCACTGCCCGGATCATGGCGATACAGGGTCCGGCGCGTCCAGCCGAGCAGGTTGAACCGCCGGCGCGGCAAAAGAACCAGAACAGCGCGGCTTTCTCTGCAAAGTCGCTCTGCGACCAGGTGATGTTTCGCCGGTTCCTCGAAGGGAAGGGCGCGGGCGGACCTGTTGCCGATGCCCGCGCTGCCGATACCCGGCTGAAGTTCCTGCTCAACATCCAATCCAAAAGCCAGCTGAACGATCCTGGCGCGGCGCGTGAAGCCTTCTATGGCCTGCGCGCCGAATATTACCTCTGGAAGAAAGGTGACCTGTGACGGTTTACGTCGACGACATGAAGGCGCCGGTCGGCAACATGAGAATGTGCCATATGTGGGCGGACTCCGACGAGGAGCTGCTCGCCATGGCTGACCGTATCGGCGTGCAGCGCAAGTGGATTCAGGGGCACCCTGAACTGAGCTTCGGAAAGCATCGGAACGCTTCCTGGGTGCATTTCGACATAGCGATGAACAAGCGGGCAATGGCGGTCCGTTTCGGCGCTGTCGAGACCGATCGCTATGGACCGGTTGTCCACACCACGCGGATTGCGCTCGATATGGCCCTCGCCTTGGGTGACGAGGATCATGCGGGCAGAATGAGAGCGAAGCTCGGGCGGATCTCCGCTCTGCACAAGAGGCGGGCACTGTGATGCAGATGCTCCCCGTTGTTGAGATACTGGCCGATTGCCTGACGGATGCCGAGCGCGCGGAATGGCTGCTGCGGGTGCCGGACGGCATTATCATGCGTGATCGGCTGAAGATCAAAGACGTCCTGGTCGCTGCTGGTTTCCACCTCGGCGATACCTTCCTCGAAGTCCGGTTTTCCATCCTCAATGCGACGCGTGGCGCTGATGGCGATCTTCCGCCGGGTCTGCGCACGATGCTGGAAAAGGCGCGCTCGACGATGCGCGCGATTGCCTTCGCGGCGCCCTCGAAAGGCGGTGCACAATGAGCCACAAGGCCACGAACTGGGCTTTCGAGCAGCGCGACATTCCGCCCAACCTGATGATCGTTCTCCTGCGCCTGGCTGACTGCCACAACCCGGATTACGGCGGTGCGTTTCCGAGCCAAGAGCGGCTTGCCGGCATGTGCAACGTCTCCCGGTCGGCGCTGAATACCTATCTGAAACAGTTGGAAGAAATGGGTCTTATCGCGCGAGAACAGCGGAAAAAGCCCGGCTCCAGAAAGCAGGAGCGAACCCGGTATTATTTTCCTTTCGAACCGCATTTTGCGCAATTCTCTTCTATTAAGCCGAGTCCAGAAACTGGACACGGATCGGCGGAAGCCGAGTCCAAAAATTGGCAAAAGCCGAGTCCAGAAATCGGGGAAAGCCGAGTCCAGAATCTGGACAGGAATCTTGTAAGAGAACCTGTAAGGAAACCCCTGCGAGGGACCCGGCAAGATGAGGACCGCAACGAAGAGGATGCGGAAGAAAATTCCAAGTCGCTCGAAAAGCGCGTCAAGGCTCTAGAAATCGGACGCCACAACAATCCTTGGCCGGGGTCACTCAGCAAGGATACAGGATGGGCGGTCACCCAGTTCGCGAACCTGACGCCTGACGAAAGGTTGCTCGCGGAGCAACGCCGGGATGACTATCTTGCCGCGTGCGGCCCAAAGCCGGTCTCTCTCGGGATCTATCTGCGGGCGAAGAAATTCCTCGATGTTGCGGCACTGATGGCCGCGAATGTCGCTCCGGTTGGTAGGACGATAACGGCTCCGATATTCGGGCCTGTCTGGGCCTCGGCCAGGATGATGGCATTGCTCGGCGGGCCGGTTCGCGTCGACGTGCCGGACGGCCTCCGCGCCACGGTGACGAAGAGCTTCGAAGTTCTTTCGAAATCGAGCTTTGCCGGTGCGCAGCGGTATGCCGCCGCAAAGGGCATCCTCATCGCCAGTGACGGCAATCTGGTCTTTCCGGACGATTTTGAAGAACAGGAACTGCGGCGGCGCCATATCCTTGAGGGCTTTCCCGAGGTCAACCGCCTGCAGGACGCAAGCAAGGGGCCGGCGCAGGTCGATGCCCGCTTTGCCGCAATGAAGCCCTGTTGCGAGCCGGTTCCGGTCGGCTCTGAGGTCTGGGAAGACTGGCGGCAGTGGCACTTCGACTGGGTGTATCCGTGGCTTCCCGATACCGGCGCAATGCCGGTTGTCTGGTTTCCTGCCGGGGGGCCGGGGGGAATTTCAGCTTTTGAACAGCATGCGAAAGAGGTTTTCCATGACAGGGGGTAAGCGAGCAGCTGCTCGTATCGACAATGATGAGGTTGCTCTTGCCGAGATCGAGCAGCGCCGGAAGGTCCGCGAAGGGCGGGTTTTGAAACTCGCCCGTGCCGAACTGCGGGCGGCTTCGATCGAGATCGCCGAATCACGCGCGAAAGATGCGCGATGGTTCTGCCTGAAGGTCGCTCACGGCCACGATTTCACTGTGGAAAAGCTTCTGACCGATTGCGGCGTTGAGGTTCTAGCGCCGCGTGAAACCATCGAAAAAGTCAGGCGCGGGAAGAAGGTCGAGGGCTTTCGAGCGTTCTTTCCGGGGTATCTCCTGGTGCGCCTTGTACCGTCTGCAGAGGCATTCGCGGGGATCCGAAAACAGAAGAACATTGCCGGTTTTGTAGGCGGGGCGAATGGCTACCACATCATACCGGACGCCCATGTCGTTGTTTTCCAGCCTATTTCCGCTCCCGTTATCGCGGATTTGCCTGTTGATAGGACGATCGGGCAGGCCTCGCGATGCCGGGTCGTAAGCGGGCCGCTCTCCGGGTTCGAGTGCGTCGTGATGAGCGTGAAATGGAAGCGGGAGCCGAGGGGCAAGGTGCGCGTAGCGGTCGAGGGTAATTTTGTCGTCGTCGACAACATGCCCATTGCCTTTCTCGAAAAGCTATGAGAGTCATTCGTCAACGGCCACTGTGGATGTGCCACCCTCCGATGTCAGCGCCAGACGCTGGCAGAACCGACCTCCATCAAGGTCAAGGGAACAGGCCTCCGCAACCCTGTCTTGACGGTCTCACCTGAGACTTCGATTCAAGATCTGAGCGTGAGCTATGACTTCAAGGCGATCCGGTCGGGTCGCCTTTTTTCGTGCCCATCATGAGGGAATGCAGTGGCGGGGATCGTTGGCGTAAAATGGGCTGATGATGTCCTGAAGCAGTATCGGAAGCGCGTCGAGATCTTGGACGAGCGCTTCCCTAACGTGCTTCCTCGGATCACCAACCAGGTCGGCGACCGGGCGAAAACTCAGGTCATCCGCAACCTAACCGCACAGACGGGCCTGCCGCGCAAGACGATAGTGAAGGCGGTCGGCGATCCGTCGCGGGCAAGACCGGGCCGGCTGACCTATGAGATGGTAACGCGGGGCGGAAACATCCGCCTGAAATACCTCAACGCGAAAGAGACCGAGGCGGGTGTGGTGGCTCGCCCCTTCGGGAAATCGACGCTCTACCCTGGCGCCTTCATGCGCGGCGGGCGTTTCCCGAACCGCAAGGAAGTCCAGAAGTTTGACGGACACGCCTTCTACCGCCTCAACCGGTCCGGTAGCCGTATCACGTTCGCCCGTTCCGGCGTGATCATCCCGGCAGAGATGACGACCGGCGCCACGAAGGCTGCCTTCGATCGCATCGCCGGACCTTTGATGCGAGACCGTGTTGACGCGGCGCTTGCGAAGCTCATGCCGTGAGGCGGCCGGGCTGCCTGACCTGATGCGGGCCGATGTATCTCATCTGCCACACCCCTACCCCCACCCCCCCTTTAGGGACCGTATCAGGGAAAAACAGCCCTACGGGGCCGCGCGACTGCTGAATCTGCCTAGTCTGACCCTAAACTCAAAGCCTAAAGAACTAAAGATCAGGCTAAAGAACTAAAGAAGCGGTAAAGACAATGGACACCGCCGTCTCCAAAGGAGAGTTCGCCGCTTTGATTGGCGTCTCGCCCGGCCGCATCAGCCAATACTTGTCCGAAGGCAAGATCAGCGCCGCCGCGATGCAGGGCCATGGTCGCAGTGCTCGGATATTCGTCGAGAAAGCCAAAGCTGATCTGCGGCTTACTCGGGATGTTTCGCAGAGCCTCGGCAATGGGCTCGACACCAGGTTAGATCCGGAGCCCGCCTCCGCCGATCATGGGTTCCCCTTCGATCGTTCACCGCCGGCCGGCTACCCGAAGGACCCGCCAGACACGCCGCCCGCGCCGAACATCGACATGAAGCTCAAGCTCGCGAAGCTAGAGCAGGCGGAGCGGGCGAACCGCAACGCCGCGATCGAGGACGAGAAAGAGCGCGGCCGGTTTACGGAGACCAGCGAGGCGACGAAGGCCATGGGCCGGATTGCCAGCTCAATGCTCGACATCTTCGAGGGCGGCCTCACCGACATGGCAACCGCAATATCTGCGGCGTTCAAGCTGCCAGAGCGGGACGTGAAGCACCTCATTCGACAGGAATTCCGGAAGGTGCGCGAGAATGCGGCCCGCCAGATGCGGATGAAGGCGATCGAGCTGCCGGAGTTTCTCGAAAGCGAGCTGGTAACCGAGGATGCGGAGGCTGACGGTCTATGACGTCGATGACGGTTTTCACGGCGAACGCTGAACGGGTCGCTTACGACGTCGTCGCCAACGTGATCGAGCCGCCGGCCGCCGTCGACTATCTGCGATGGGCAGAGGACAACATCGTCTTCTCGGAGTTGGAAAGCCCGGACTATCCTGGTCCGTACAATCGCCGCCTGTTCCGCTATTTCGACGAGCTGCTGCGGGCGCTCTCGCCGGAAGATCTCTGCCGCATCGTGTCGTTGATGAAGTCGGCGCAGATCGGCGGCACGGTGGTTGCCAATATCTTCACCGGCGGCTCGCTGGACATGGACCCGTCGTTCTTTCTGTACGTCCATCCAACCGAGAACAATGCCGAACGCTGGAGCAAGATGAAGCTTGCTCCCATGCTCCGCAGCACCACGGCGCTGGCGAACATCTTCCTCGGAAAGAACCGGGGTGGCGTGGTTTCCAATAAGAGCCGAGATGGCTCGGACTCGCTCCTGTACAAGGAACGGCTGGACGGTCGCGGCGCAATCCAGATCTCCGGCGCCAATTCGCCGGCGTCTCTGTCGCAGGTCACGATGAAGCGGCAGGTTCAAGACGACCTGTCGAAATGGGAAACGAACAAGGGTGGCGATCCGGAGTCGCAGGCGGACAGCCGAAGCCGTGGCGTCGAGGAAGCCAAGATCTTCAAGATATCGACGCCGCTGGTCATGCCCGGCTGTCGGATCACGAAGAACTTTGAGGACGGCAGCCAAGAGTTCCCCTATGTCCCCTGCCCTCACGAGGGTTGCGGGCACTACCAGGTTCTTGAGTGGGAGAACATGCTCTCCAACCTGGATGAGGAGCATCCGGAAAGGGCGCATTTCACCTGCATCGAGTGCGGGAGCGAGATCGAGCAATATCATCGCCAGCAGATGCTGGACGGGCTGGAGTGGCGGGCGCACAACCCTTCGCAGAAGCGGTTTCATCGGTCCTTCTACATCTGGTCCGCGTATTCTCCCCTGCAGAGCTGGGAGCGCATCGCGCGCGAATGGCTTGCCGCCAAGGGCGATCCGGCATCAGAGCAGACGTTCCTGAATGATACGGTCGGCCGGGCATATGTGACGGCTGGGGAGTCTCCACCTTGGGAGACGCTTCGCGATCGCGGAGCAAATTCTGACCGCGACCGTGGCAAGATCCCGCTAGGCGGCCTCATTCTGACGCTTGGCATCGACTGTCAGGACGATCGCATAGAATGGCAACTCGTCGCGTGGGGAACCGAATTCCGCCGGTGGGTCGTCGACTATGGTGTCATACCTGGTCACATATCGGACGCGACCTGTCAGACCCGCCTCGACGCTCTGATCGACCAGACTTGGATGAATGCCTGCGGGCATCGCATTGCGCCGGATCTCAGCGCGATCGACGGCAATGCCTATACCGAGGAAGTCTGGGAATGGGCTCGGCGGCATCCCGCCGGAAAACTGATCATGGTGCGCGGCGCATCGAGCGAGAACGCTCCGTTGCTGCAGCGGGTAAAGAAAGAGCGAAATCACAAGACGGGCCAGCTGCTGAAGTATTCGAAGCGATTCTACAACTTCAACGCTTCGGTCCTGAAGATGGCGCTCTATCGCAATGTCGGCAAAACCGACCCGCTAGAACGCGGCTATGTCGGTTTCCCGCGCGGCATGGATGATGAGTATTACCGCCAGCTGACGGCGGAAAAGCGGGTGCCGAAGAAACGGAATGATGGTTTCGTCGAATACAAGTGGGAGAAAGATCCCAACCAGGCGAACGAAGGTCTGGACACGATGAACCAGGCGGAGGCCGCCGCAATCAAGTTCGGGGTGCGCGGCCTGCCAGATGCTATCTGGCAACGCTTTGAGGCGGACCGCGAGACACCAGCTCAGGACGCGCAGCTTGATTTCGAGGATGGTTTGTTCTCGACCCTCGGGGCCGTGAGCGCCCCTCCGCCCCTCAAGCCTCCCCCTGCCCCGAAGGCAAAGAGCCTCGACGATCTGGCAAAAGAGTGGAACAAGCGATGAAAACTTCCGTGCCGACTATCGTGCCGGCGTCCGTTGCGACGCCGCCGCGTCCAGCGCCTTCCGCTGGTTATTTGCGGGACACGCGGTCGGCCGTCATCACTACGCGGCAGGCGCCCTTGACCGATAGCCGGGACGAGATCCGCCGCTCTTGGCGGAGGGTCGCTGGTCTCGCGCAGGACATGGTCCGCAATTCCGGGCGCCTCTCGGGCGCCTTGAACCAGATCGTGTCCGACACGATCGGTACCGAACTGCAGCTCAACCCGACGCCAGATCCGGTCACCCTTCGCAAGATGGGCTATGACGACGTCGAAATTCGCGCCCTGGTCAGCCTGATCAAGGCCGAATGGAAGTATTGGTCGTGGAATGCGCGCGAAAGTCACCTTCGCGGCAAGTTCACGGTCCAGCAACAGTTCGAAATCGGCCTTCGCGACCAGATCGTGTTCGGCGAGTCGGTCGGCATTATTGGCTGGATGGACCCTCGAAATCGGGCTCACTATGGCGTCGCCACGGGAACGAAGCCCTGCGTCCTGTCGCCGATGCGGCTCGTGCAAGACAGCGCCGAAACCGAGCGCATGATCCAAGGCGTTCTGCATGACGTGAACTGGCGCCCGGTCGGCTATCGCTTCCGCACGGAAGATACCTTCTCCCTGTCGACGGAAGACTGGCCGGCCTATGATCAGCGTGGCAACGTCAAGACGTTCCATGTCTTCGAGCCTACTGGCTCTCGCGATGTCCGAGGGATATCTCCTCTGGCGGCTGCGGTGCGGAAGAACATTCAGCATGAAATGCTGGAAGACGCGACGCTGCAGATGGCGCTGCTGCAAACGGCGATCGGCATCAGCCTCACGAGCGAGGCGCCAAGTCAGGAGGCGTTCGAGGCCCTGGCCGCCCTCAAAGACAGCGGAACCGGCGATGTTGCGGCCGAGTTGGCAGATCAGTTCATCGGCATGTACGCCTCGCAGATCAGCAAGGCACGTCAGTCGAAGCTGTATTTCGGGAGCGACCCGAATATCAACCACCTGGCGCCGGGCGAAAAGCTGGACATCAAGGGTGCGGTGACTCCTGGTCCGCAATACGACCCGTTCAACATGAGCCTGTCGCGTGACATGGCCCGCGCGATCGGCGTCACCTATGAGAGCTTCACGCTCGATAATCGCAATTCGACCTATGCCAGCTCGCGTGTCGGCATATCATCGATCTGGCCGATTGTTCTTCGCCGGCGCGAACGGGGCGTCGCTCCGATCGGCGATGCGATGTACGGACCTTGGCTCGACGAGGCCATCTTCTTCGGTCGCATTCCGATCAAGGGCGGTTATGCCGCGTTTCGGGCCAATCGGGATCGTCTCCTATGGGCACAATGGCGCGGCCCTGCCAAGCCATCCGCCGACGACAAGAAGAGCGCCGACGCATCGGGCAAGCGTCTCGAAAACTACAATTCCTCGGTCGAGATCGAGGCTGCCGAACTCGGCTATGACGCTGACGAACTGATGCTGCGACAGGAGACGGAGCACAGATGGTATACCTCGCGCGGAATGCGGTCTCCTTATGATCGCGTAAATGCGCCGGCCGTGCCGCCTCCTGACGAAAAAGACGAAGAGAAGGAGGCGGACGAATGAGCACCGTCATCATCAATGGCGCAGAGATCGATATCCGCGATAACTGCGCCATTCTCGACGCTCTCCTGAAAGTCAGGCTCACTCTCGCAACTGGTGGAATGGTGTCGCGCACCAGATTTGGCGAGGATGAGGTCACGTTCTCCGAAGCCAATTCCGCCCGCCTCGACAAGCTGATCGCCACCTATGAGGGCCTTTGCGATCGCAGCAAGGGCAAGCGCCGCCGGCACGCTATGGGCGTGGTCTGGGACCGGTAAGCAAGGAAACCAACATGTCCATTCTGTTTCACATAGCCGACCGGGCTTTGAACCGGCCGCTGCTGATCACGCCTGAGAAGGCGCAGGTGATCATGTCGGTGCTCGCCGGCCGGATCGGCATCAACGCGCCGGAGGTGAGCCGTTTCGAGGGCGACAATGTCGAGCGTGATGATGCGGGCAACGTCGTTCGAACCTTCGATCGCTGGGGTGAGAGCGTCGCCAAAACGAAGCCCTACAACGTCAAGGATGGCGTGGCCATCATCACGATTACCGGCTCCCTGGTGAACCGAGGGGCGTGGATTGGGGCTTCCTCCGGCCTCACCTCGTATGAGGGTATCGGGCACCAGCTGAAGTCTGTCAGGGATGACGACAGCGTTCATTCTGTGATCCTCGACGGCCATTCTCCCGGCGGCGAGGCGACCGGTGCCTTCGAGGCAGCGGCCCTGGTCAGGGAGGTGGCCGCAAAGAAGCGGGTTGTTGCTGTCGTCAACGGCCAAGCCTGTTCGGCCATGTATGCGATCGCGTCGGGCGCCACTGAAATCGTGACGACCGAAACCGGCGTCTCCGGCTCGATCGGGGTCGTCATGCTGCATGCGGACTATTCCAAGTGGCTGGCCAAGGAAGGCGTCGACCCGACACTCATCTTTGCCGGTGCCCACAAGGTAGACGGAAATCCCTTTGAACCACTCCCTGCTGACGTTCGCGACGAGCTGCAGCGTGAGGTTTCTTCTTTCTACGACCTCTTTTTGACCACGGTCGAGAAAGGCCGCGGCAAGCGGCTAACGGCTGACGCTGCTCGGGCGACGGAAGCCAGAACTTTTATCGGGCAGGCGGCGGTAGATGCCGGCGTCGCCGATCGTCTGGGCACTTTTGAAAGTGTCCTCAGTGAACTGACCAGATCTGCTCCGAAGGGCGGCCGGTCGCTAACCACAAGGAAAACCTCAATGGAAAATTCTGGTGTGCCCGCCGGCGAAGGTGCGGGTGTCTCGAAGGCAGAACATGACGCAGCCGTGAAGATGGCTGCGGACACCGCCCGCGCTGAAGGTGCGAAGGCCGCGACCGATCGGCTTTGCGCCGCGCTTGGCGCAGATGGCGTCAAGGGTGACGCCGCTCGCATGTCCGCTGCCCTCGACCTCGCCGTCAAGTCCAGCTCCATGAGCGGCGAAGATGTCGCCGCTTTTGTGGTCGGGAATGTCGCGTCGGCCAAGGCGGGCGAGCTTACTCCGGCCAGCTACGAGGCCTCGCGCATTGCGGGCGCGGGCCTCGCAGCTCCGGGCAGCGGCGGTGAGCCGCAGAAGTCCGGTCTGTCTGCCCGCATCGATTCGCAGATCGCCAACATGAAGCGCGGCGGCTAGTCCGCCGCCTTCTCCCTTAAAATCCACCAACAAAGAGGACATGGCGATGAGCCAGCTTCCATACATGAAGATTGCAGCGGGTGCCGTCATGTCGGCTCTGCTGAAGACTGAGGTCAACTCCGAGATCTCGCGTGCGACCGCGACCTTGCTCGCCGGCGATGGCGAGCCTCGCGTGCTGAAGATGGGCCAGCCCATCGGGAAAATCACCGATAACGGCGCCACAACCGTCGCCGTGATCATCGGTACCAATACCGGCAATGGCGTGCTCACTCTCGGTAATCCGGCATTCACGACTGCGGCCCGCCCTGGCCGCTATACCGTTACCATGCTGACCGAGAAGGCCAACGGCGGTGAATTCGAGGTCGAAGGTCCTGACGGTGCGATCGTTGGCGCCGGCAAGGTTGGGACCTTGTTCGGCAAACAGGTCCGCTTCACGATCGCCGATGGCGCCGTCGACTTTCTTCCCGGTGACCAGTGGGTCCTCAACGTCGGCATCGTGCCCGGCGAAAACGACGGCAAGGTGGTCGCCTGGGACCCGTCTGCGACAGACGGCAGCCAGGTTATCTGCGGCGTATGCCTGAAGGACTGCGTTGCCGCCGATGGCGAGGATCTGCCTGGTGGCGTCCTGTACGCCCGCCGCCTTGCGGTTCTTTCTGCGAGTGCCATCGTCTGGCCGGAAGGCCTGACTGCTGTCGACGCGGCTCGCGCGCTCGCTGATATCGACGAACGTCTCGGGCTGATCGCCCGCGCCTAAACCCCAATCCCTCCATCATCGCCGGCATGATCCCGCGCCCTCGGACGGGCGCGGATATGCCTCGGCTTGACTCAATCAAGGACAATCGGCCATGCCGGAAATCATCTTTCCCTACACCAACGTCGATCTCACGACCGAGGTCAATCGCATCCCGAACACGTTCGGCCTTCTGAACGCCCTCAATCTCGCCCCCTCCGAGCCTAAGCGGTCGCGCATCGTGCGCATCGACTTCCGCGATGGTCAGATCCACGTTCTGTCTCATCAGGAACCGGGCGCACCTGGCGAGGTTTCGCCTGCCGATAATCCGCAGACCGGCGTACTTCTGACGATCCCCCACTTCGTCCATCTTGAGAACATCCTTGTCGGCGACGTCGACGGCCTTCTCGAAGTGGTGAATGGCCAGATCACGGAAAAGTCGTTGGATGCCGAGCTGGCTCGAAAGCTGACCACCATCCGCAAGAACCACGCGATCACGCGGGAATTTCTGCGCCTCGGCATGCTTCGCGGCGAGATCAAGGATGGTCGGCTGCGCACCCTTTACAATCTTTATGATGTCTTCGACATCACGAAGAAGACCGTCGACTTCCTGCTCGGCGCCCCTGGCACCAACGTCCTCGACAAGTGCGAAGAGGTCAGCGATCACATCCTCGGAAACGTCAAGGGCGAGACCGTCGGTTCGATCGAGGCTATCGTCGATAGCAAATTCTTCTCCAAGTTGATCGGCCACGCCAACGTCGAAAAGTTCTGGCTTCAGGCGCAGAATGCAGCCGTTCACACCACGATCGAGCGCCAGCGCCTTGGCGGCAACTGGGGCCGCGTCTTCGAGTTCGGCAACATCCTCTGGCGCGAATACAAGGGCGCCATGCCGGTGAAGAACAATGATGGTTCGATCACCTCCATCAAGAATGTCGCCGACAATACCGGGCATGCCTACCCGAACGGCACCCAGTCGATGTTCCGGACCTTCGACGCTCCGGCCTATCACATCGAGACCGTGAACCGGGCGCCTTCGGTCGAGGGTGAAGAAGGCGCGATCTTCATTTCGCGCGAGGACCTGAAGCACGGCGCTGGCTTCGAACTGAAGTCGCAGACCAACGCCCTGGCTGTTTGCAAACAGCCGGATTGCATCGTCGAGGTCACAACCTCCAACTAAAGGCTGGCCATATGCTGCCCTCCCGTTTTCAGCAGATCCGCGATCGCACGGTCGCGGCGGTCGATACCGTATTCGCGGAACCGATAAAGCTGTCCTTCCTTTCGAAGGGTGAGCCGGACTCGGCCCGACCGGCCGTCCAGATCGACGCGGTTCTACGGGTTGGGAGTGGCAAGGAAGGCAGCTTTTCACCCGGCACATCACGTGCCTGGCATTCAAGATTGGCGGCCGGCAAAGCGGAGCTTCATATAGATGGCTCCCGCTATGCCGGCCCGCCAATAAAAAAGGATGACCGCGTCTGCGCCTTGGCACGACGGGGGCAGCCCTGGTTCGAAGTCCTGCGCGTCGACGATCGCGGTGACACCCGTCTTATTCTGGAGCTTGGCGAGATATGAGCCTGATACGGATAGCGTTGCGGATTGCTGCGGTCGAAGCGCTCAAAGGAAGAACCCTCGTCGGCGAAAATGTCCTCGATACGCCGAACGGCGCGCTGGATATTCAGGCCGATGGTAGCCTTCGGACTGAAGAAGATAAGCCGTTCATCTCGGTCTACACCGACCAGGGCAAAGCCGAGGGGGTGACTGGCCGATCACTCACCGAAAATGGCCTATGCGATATCATTTTCGAGATCGGGGTTTCCTCGGCAATGCTTGAAACTGATCAAGTAACGGGCGCCTCGGTGCTGGTGGGGATCAATGTTCCGGCCTCCGACCGAAACCGTGAGTTCTTTCTCGACATCGTCCAGCGGCAAATCTGCGACGCGCTTACCGATCCTGCCAATCCTTGGAGCGAAATCTATCGAGGGCTGCATTATCGCATCGCCAAGATTGAATTTGCGGGTGCTCGCAATGCCGATGACGGCCAGCGCCTGGCGGGGCATCAGATGCGGCTGACAGTCGATCTTGCAGATGATCCTGTTGCCGGCGAACCGCTTCATCCTGATACCCCTCTAATGCTGTTTCTGGGTGCTTTGGAAGGGGTCGACGATCCTTCCTATGCGAAGCAGGCGCAGATCATGCGGGGGCTGGTCGCCGGGTCGAGCGACGATCGCGCTCGCCTGCAGCGCCGCCACGGTATGACGGCCGGCGAAATCGATGCCCTCGGCTACGCGCAGCCGCCCCTTGCTGATGATGGATCGGTTCCGGAAATGGAGATGGTCGATCTCGATGTCTACGGACTCTCGCCAGTAAGGGTGCAGAACCCATGATTGCCGATTTTGTTGCGATGCGTCTCGATATCGAGATGCTGAAAACAGCGTTCGGCAACTCGCTGAAGGTCGGCCCGGTCGAGATCATCGACGCGCGAAAGGGATATCGGCTGCGCCTTGGCGGGACGGATGAAGCTCCGTTCCTTTCGCCCTGGTATCCGCACCCGGAGACGGGCAAAACGTCTATCCCCCTGAAAAAGGGGCAGATCGTCGGCGTGGTCAACCCCAGTGGCGACCCTCGGCAGGGACTGATGTTTCGGGGTGGATATTCCGAGGCGAACCCTAGTCCCAACGAAAACATGAGCGCCAACGTGTTCGAAGACGCCGGCGTCCGGATCTCGATCGCGGGGGGCGCGCTTCAGATCGAGGCCGGCGGGACGACCTTCCGCTTCAGCGCCGATGGCTTCCATCAGACCGGCGGCCAGCAGAGACACAACGACAAGAATGTCGGCGACACCCATTTGCACGGCGGCGTCCGCGTAGGCGAGCAAAACACCGACGTGCCATCAAACTAACTCAGGAGAAAGTCCATGAAGAAGGTTCTCACCTTGCCGGCAAGTGCCGGCGAGACGACGGCCGTTGTCCCGGCTGATGGCAAGACCGAGTTTCGGATCAAGCCCGGTGTCGAATGGATCAACGGAAAGCGGGTGCGAGGTCAAACAACGGTACGGCTTACGCCAGAAGAATCCAGCTTCGACCTCGGTCTGTCTCGAATAGCTCCAGTCGGCCAGCCTGTTCCGGCCGACTGGCCTTCCGAACCCGCAGCGGATGGCAACGGCGATGGCGGGAATTGATCGACGCACGGGTGCCATCATCGACAATCTGACCTCTGCTTATCAGGGGATAGAGGTCACCTTGACCACGAGGCTCGCCAGCCGCGTCATGCGCCGCGAGTTTGGCGCCGGTGTCGTCGACCTTCTTGGCCGGGCCATTACACCATCACTTTTCGCAACGTGGATGCAGCTCGTTGCGACTGCGATCGATCTTTGGGAGCCGCGCTTCTCCGTTCGACGGATCGCTCCTACCGGCTCCATTGATGAAATCAGAACCGGCCACGCGGGGTTGCTGATCGAGGCCGATTACCGTCCGCGTGGTCACCTCGGCGACTTCACCGTGGAAAGAGTTGTCGGCTTCACCGTCAGTTTCGGGCGCGGCGTTACCGTCCAAGCTGCCTGATAAAAAAGGCTTCAGGAAATGGCTCTCACAACCGACTCCCTTGATCTCAGTCTGCTTCCGACACCTGGTGTCATCGAGGAGCTGAACTACGAGGCCATCCTCGCTCGTCAGCGCCAGAAGTTCATGGACATTTGGGAGGAGGTTCGGCTCGCTAACCCTGACGCCGTCCTGCCAGCTTATGATGTGGAGCTTCTGGAAACAGATCCCGCGATGATTGGCAATGAGGCCGAAACGTATCGCGAGACCGTCCTGCGGAACCGCATCAACCAGGCTGCGCGTGCGAACCTTCTTGCCTTCGCGACAGAGGGCGATCTGGAGCATCTTGCCGCCTTCTACGACGTCCCAAAGATGATAGGCGAAGATGACGAACGGCTTGTGGCCCGCGTCATTCTAGCAATTCAAGGGCGTTCCACCGGTGGTACCGAACCTCGTTACAAGTTCATCGCCATGTCGACTGACATTCGCGTCCAGAACGCTATTGTCTACACGGTTGGCCGCAGCCCGCTCATACGCGTTGCAATCTATTCTACGGCTCCGGATGGCGTTGCGCCGGCCGATCTCCTTTCCGCCGTGAATGCTGCTCTTCAAGATCCTGCGGTGCGCATGGTGAACGACACGATCGAGGTGACGTCGGCAGTGCAGCGGGTCGTCAATCTGACTGCGGACGTCTGGCTCCTGCCTGATGCTGATGTTGCGACAATTGTTCGAGCGGAAGCCAACCTGCGCGCGTCCTGGGCATCGACCCGCACGCTTGGTCGGGACCTGACAGTCAGCTGGTGGACTTCGAAGCTGATGGTGCCTGGTGTGCACCGGGTCGTACCGACCAACCCGATTTCCGACGAGAGCGTCATTCCTTCCGAGGCGATTTCGATCGGGACCATTACCCTCAACAACCGTGGGCGCGCATACTGATGCAATCTCATCTTCCGGATGGCTCCGGGCTGTTCGAAAGAGCTTTCGAGCGGTCATGGGAGCAGAGGTGGCCAGCGCTCGAAATAGGGGCTGACGCCATCAGAGGCGCGAAGTTTAATCCTCCGCCATCATTCCTGCCGTTCCTGGTCTACGAATACGGGCTTGGCGAACTGACGCCCTACGTGCCGAACCTTTACACGCTCGTCGTCGGCCGGGAGGGCGTGAACTGGCAGCGCATTCGCGGCACGCCGGCTGCGGTCAGCAAGGGCCTTGGATGGCTCGGCTATTCCGCCACCATGGAAGATGCCTGGCACGGTCGGGCCTATTGGAACAGCACCCAGCTGCGTTTCCCGGTCCTGCCGGCAAACGACAATCCGGATCTGGAGCGGATCGAGGGTGTCACCCGGCTTTCGATGCCCCTGCGCTCCCGTCTTCGCCGTGGCGTTCACCAGTATGATGTTGGAGCGCTCGAGGCGGACGGAAGCCGGCTCGATGGCAGCATGCTCGACCGTGAGAGCGGCGTTGCCGTCACGGCAGCCGGAACGCTCTGGTCCTTCGGCCGCACCACGGAAATCGACCATCAGCTGACCGAGGCGGAAGGCACCGCGATCGGCAACTGGATCGCTGTACCGGGCGACGGCGGGCTCAAATGGGTTGACATGCAATATCCGTGGGTGACCGCGAACTTCCTGTGGGCCGACAATCCGGCGACACAGCGTCGGACCCTCATGGCCACCTGGTTCGTTGCTCGCGTCCATTTTGTCACTTTTCGCGACCAGGACGGTATTGTGATTGGCCATCGCCGCTGCCGCGCTACTCACGCGGTCCGCCAAGAGATTGATGGCGTCTACGAGAGCGGCGGTATCCGCTACCAGCCGCAACCAGGTGCGACCCGTGTCTATCTCGAAGCGATGACCGATTTCGAAGACGCCTTCGATGTCGAGGCGAAATCGGTCGAATTGACGGTCGGCGCGACCCTTACTCCCGAAACCAAGCCCGGCCGCCTCTGGCTGCAGCCCGGCGAACTCATTGGCGGTCATCCGATCGCCGTTACGTCTGTTTCTCTGCCTTTGCGCAAGACCGTGCGCGAGCAGATCAAATTCCTGATGAGGTTCTGATGTACGAGCACGAAAGCGGCTTGCCCAACGCCATCGACCGCGCGGCCGGCAAGCCGGAACAGCAAAGCGTTGTGTTCTACGGCGAGCAGCCCTTTATTCAGGCAGCGGAGCTGATCGAACTACAGACAATCATCCGTGGCCGTCACGATCGCCTCGGCCGTCTCGTTGCCCGCGAAGGCAACCGGATCGAGCGCGCCGACGCCATCGTGGACCTCGAAGTCGGGACCGTCACCCTTGCAGCCGGCAGCATCTATGTGTCCGGCGATGTTTTTCCGGTCGGTGAGGCTGTTCTTGAAGACGTGCCTATGACCGGCCGCGTCGAGATCGGCGTTCGCCTCGTCCGCACCTATCTGACGCACGAGGACGATCCGAGCCTCCTCGGCCTCGTGCCCGGCTCCTTGGCCGAGGGCGAACCGGGGGCGGCGCGCGAGGTGGCAAGCATCTCATGGGCGCTCGAAGGTGACGATGGCGAGGGAGCCTTCTACTCCGTTTATACGATGTTGGACGGCACCATCCTTGACCAGACTGGGCCGTCCATTCTGGAGCCGGCCCTTCAGGCGATCGCAGCCTACGACCGGCCAAACGGCAACTATATCGTCTCGGGCTGCCGGGTGACCGCGATCAGTGTCGTCGGCGGCAATCAGCTGTTCTCGATCGAGCAGGGCGAAGCCAATATCAACGGCTACAAGCGCACCCGTCTTGCGGCTCTAAGGCACTCTCAGGCCGTGGCCTGGGAAGAACTCGCTATTCCGGGCGAAACGCACACCTATACCGGCGGTGCGTCGTTCACCTTTCCGGTCGACCTGGCGCCGATCGGCGTCATCAACTCCATCCTGCTGACCAAGGAAAAGACGGTTACTCTGACGCGCGGCGCGATCGCCCATGGCGCCGATGGCCTGCCCGACAGCAGCGTGATTTCCGTCTCAGCCGTCGTCCAAGGCGGAACCACCTATGTCGCAGCGACCAGCTACAATCTGGTTGGCAATGCGATCGATTGGGCTCCTGCAGGCGCCGAACCGGCGGCAGGGTCCACCTATAACGTGACCTATCGCTACCGATCTGCGGTTGCCGCAACTGCTAACACCGATACGACCGTAACTGTGTCGGGCGGTGCGGCTGGTGGCGACATCATCATCTCCTATACGCAGAAGCTGCCGCGCATCGACCGCCTCTGCCTCGGTCAGGATGGTTCGCCCATCTACATCAAGGGGCTGCCGGCCCGCAGCAACCCGATGCCGCCAGGTGTGCCGAGCGATGTTCTGAAGCTCTGCCAGATCTTCAACGATTGGATGTCGCCGCCTATCGTCACCAATGACGGCGTCCGCTCGATGACCTATGAGGAGCAGTGGCGCTACAATAACCGGATCATCGACTTCGAGCGGCTCTTCCAGCTGGAGCGCCTCAAGAACAATATCGATTTCCGCGAGCCGGTCTCCAAGAAAGGCATCTTCGTCGACCCGTTCGTCGACGACAGCTATCGTGATGCTGGTGAGGCTCAGACAGGGGCGATCGGCAATGGCATGCTGCAGCTCGCCATAACGCCGACCTTCTTCACGGCGACCCTGACTGCGCCCGTCATGCTGGATTATATTGAGGAAGTCCTGGTCACACAGGATCTGAAGACGGGTTGCGAGAAGATCAACCCTTATCAGAACTTCAATCCCCTGCCGGGCACGCTCCGCCTGACGCCCGCCGCCGACTTCTGGACCGAGGACCGGACAGACTGGCTTTCGGCGCAGACGATCGAGTTCAATCGTGGCACACGAACTGATGGCGGTCCGCTTCAGACGGTCAACACGGAAAACCAGCTGGTCGACCATCGCGTCGAGCAGCTGGAATTCCTGCGGCAAATCCCCGTCGCGTTCACCATCAGTGGATTTGGCGTCGGCGAGATCCTCCAGACCCTGACCTTTGACGGCATTGACGTGAAGCCCGCCGGAACACAGACGGCCAATGCCCAAGGGCAAATCACCAGCACGTTCAATATCCCGGTTAACGTCACGGCCGGCACCAAGATCGTTTCTGCCAAAGGTGTCGGCGGAACCGAAGCCAATGCCATGTTCACCGGTCAAGGTACGATCGAGATCGACACGATGCGGCGGGTGACAACCGTCCAGAACTGGTCCGCGCCCCAGCTTGTTCAGTGGGTTCAGGACCGAGGAAATCCGGGCTGGGAGAACAACAACAGCACGTCGGATGGTACCGGCGGCTCGTCAGATCCGCAGGCGCAGATGTTTGCGGTACCGGAGGTGCGGCAGCTGGTCGGCGTCGATTTCCACATCTGCCATGTCGGCGACCAGGGCAACCACCTGCTGGTCGACCAGGTCTCGATCAGCAACGGCTATCCGACGAGCAATATCGCTGCGGAGGTGGTCGTGCCGATGGCTGGCGCCGTGGTTGGGTGGAAGTCGGCTCGTTACAATTTGCCTCTGACGACGCCGGCGGACCGGGCGCACGCCTTCGTCATCAAGACGGATGACGCGGACCATTCGGTTTCGTTCGCCAAGCTTGGCGGGTTTGACGAGACCCTGCAGAAGTTCGTGACCTCCCACCCTTACGTGACGGGGCCGCGCTTCTCGTCAGTCAATGCACAGACATGGACGGCTCACCAGGACGAGGCGCTCGCCTTCCGGATTGTCGCCGCAAAATTCCCGGTTACCACGAAGATCGTGGAGCTAGGCAGCTTTGCGCTCGTGCAGGCATCCGACCTCCAGGTCCGCGCGGCAGTCGAACTGCCGGGGCCTGGCTGCTCGGTTGTCTTCGAGATCGAACGGACCAACGGCACGATCTACCGCCTCTTGCCGTACCAGGTGCTGCAGCTCACCGAGTTCATCACCGAGACCGTGGCGCTGCGGGCGATCCTGACCGGCACGGAAAAGCTCTCTCCGATCCTGTTCGCGCCGGTTCAGCTGGTCGCCGGTTCGATTGGCACGACGCTGACCTACATCACCCGCGCCTTCTCCCTCGGCGCGGCGGTCCGGCTCACCAGCTACTTCAAGGCGTTCCTTCCGGGCGGGGCCTCTATCGCGATGCACTATCGCAAGGACGGCGGCGCATGGACGGCTCTGCCGTTCGTCAGCGCCGAGGCCTTGGCTTTCCCGCTCTGGACCGAACGGAAGCATGAGGTCACCGGCCAGACCGGAACGCTCGTGCAGCTCCGCATCACCGGAATCGGAGGGCCAGCGGCGCGGCTCATCATCGGCGATCTTGGCGCCGGCATCTTCTGAGGATCGAAATGGCAGAAACCGAACATTACCAGATCCCGCTTCCAGACCCTGCTGCCGAGGTCGACGATGAGTTCTACCGCCTGCAGCAGGCGTGGGCCATCGTTGACACGGTCATCTGGACGCTGGCGGGCGTCGTCGCCAATAAGGCGAACGTCAGCCACACCCACGCGATGTCGGCTGTGAATGGCCTGGTAGAGGCGCTGGCCGGCAAGATGTCGGCCAGTCAGACGTTTTCGCTGGATAGCCTGACGGACGTCGACGGAGCGGCTGGCGCGGCAACCAACTACATCCTGGCCAAGAACGCCAGCGGCGTGTGGGTGCCGTCATCGGCGGCTGCGGCACTCGGATCTCATCAGCATTCGACCGGCGATATCGTCGGTCTGACCGCTGCGATCAACGCGGCCGTCGCCGCCGTTGTAGCTGCGGCGCCGACGTCCCTCGACACCCTCAATGAGCTGGCGGCGGCGCTTGGCGATGATCCGAACTTCGCCACCACAATCACCAACCTGATCGGCCTGAAGGCGCCACTAGCAAGCCCGGCCTTCACGGGCACGCCGACTGCGCCAACGCAGGCGGCGGGCAACAACTCTACACGCCTAGCGACGACAGCCTTTGTCGCCGCTGCTGTAGGCGCCGTCGAAGGCGTGCCGTCCGGCACGATTGTTCAGGGGGCGATGACCACGCCGCCGGCCGGCTGGTTGAAGTGCAACGGAGCGGCAATCAGCCGAACGACATACGCTGCCTTGTTCGACGCACTGGTTACCGCTGCCGGCTATACCCAGCAAACGTTTACCGTGTCGATCGCTTCGCCAGGCCTTTTCTCAAAGGCCGCTCACGGTTTTGTAGGCGGGGAACGACTGCGTTTGAGCACCAATGGCGCATTGCCAACGGGATTGAACACGACGACCGACTACTTCGTCATCTATGTCGACGCCAACACGTACAGGCTGTCGGCATCTCAAACCTCACCGGTCGCCATCAATACGTCGGGCACCCAATCCGGAACGCATACCTATCTCAGAAGCAATTGGGGTTTGGGTGACGGCACGACGTTCAACGTTCCCGACCTTCGCGGCGTGCCGGTGCGCGGCTTGGATGACGGACGTGGTATCGACACCGGCCGGCCTCTCGGCTCGTTCCAAGCCGACCAAAACCTGGCGCACAATCACCCCATAAGCGATCCAGGGCACGCTCACGCAGGCATCCAATTTGCCGGCAATTCGGGTTCGACCGTTGGTTCTGGCGGTGGTCCTTTCTATGTTTCCGGTACTTCAGCTTCAGGTACCGGCATCACCATCCAGAATAGCGGCGGCACGGAAGCGCGAATGAAGAACGTCGCCCTGCCGTTCTTCATCAAGATCTAATCGGGGTTCAAATCCATGAACATTTTCCACTACGACCCCGACACGGGCGTCCTGCTTGGCGAAGGAATTGCCGACCGCGACCCGCTGGACAATCCGCACGGGGTGCCAAATCTGCCTTGGCTGATCCCCGCCTTCGCGACCACCATAGTCCCGCCGGCGCCTGCCGAAACAAAGCACCGCGTCTTTCGGGATGGGGCCTGGGGGTATGTGCCAATCGACGATCCGGACGAGGAACCTCTACCGGAGCCACTGCCGACCACTGGCGAGGTGGACACCGAACGCGACCGACGCATCACCGCCGGGTTCATCTTCGAGGGCGTCTTGTACCAGTCCGACAAAGAGGCACGCGAAAACATCATGGGCGCTCACAAGGCGGCTTCGGATGCGATGATGCTGTTTGGTGCGCAGCCCGGAAATCTCGCGTGGCAGCAACTCCTCAATCCAGCGGGGCCGGCCGAGTTCAAATGGATCTCGGCTGACAACACCAGGGTTCCTATGGATGCGCCGACCGTGCTTCGTTTCGGCTATGCGGCCCTGACCCACAAGTCGAGCCATATCTTCGCTGCCAGCGATCTGAAGAGCATGGACCCGATCCCGTCAGACTTCGCCACCAACCCGGTTTACTGGCCATCCGCCGACTGACGCCTGGTTAGATCCTTCAAGAAACGACCCGCCTCTCTAGCGGGTCTCTGTTTGCCCTTTCAGCCCTTGGGCAAGGCTACCCTCCCCACATCTATAGGAGCCTATTATGTCCGATCCCGTGTTCGGCATGACTTTCTCGCGGCCGAGCGATGAGCCCGTGCCGGCGCTTGGTGCTGATTTTTCCAAGGGCCTGCTTATCGAGACCTCGACCGGTGCTGACAACGCCGCTTTCCCGATCGGAACGCCTGTTCGTATCTCGACGGCCGACGCTGGAATGGTCGCGAAACTCGGGACCGGTAATCTGCGCGACGCCGTCAATGGTATCAATTCGCAGCTGAACGGTCTCAACGCCGGCGCCGACGTTACGATCTATCGCGTCGCGGAAGGTGCGAATGCGGCCGAGACTGCCGCAAACATCGCCACCGCGCTGGCGCCGACAAACATCGCCGCCATTCCTTCGGCCGTCAACGCAACCCCGCGTTTGATCTGGGCAGGGCGCGGTGCCTATCGTGTCGATATGGACACGGCCGGCCCCGTATCCACTGCACTGCATGCGGCTTGCGAACGCTTGCTGGCGGTCTCTGTCATCGACGTCGACGACACCTCTGCCGCCAATGCGATCGACGCTCGCGAAACGATGAACTCAGAGCGGATCATGCCGGTCGGCGTCGCGGCTCGCGTGTTCGAAGGTGTGAACCTGGTCACCCGGCCAATGGGTCCGCGCATCATCGGCCTGTTTCAGCGCATCGATTCCGAGAATGACGGGAAGCCATTCGAGCCGATCGCCAACCGGGCTATCTACGGTATTGCCGGCCTGTCTCGGCAGATCCCGTTCTCGCTGCTCGATGGTTCGACCGAAGGTCAGCAGATGCTCGAAAGCGAGGTTTCGATCGTCGCGAGCGGCGAAAGCGGCGTCGACGGCGCCATCGCCGATGGCGGTTTCGTCTTCATCGGTACCGACAATACCACCACGGGCGAACTCTGGAAGCAGATCCACCAGGTGCGAGGCGCGGACTACCTGACCGTCAAGATGATGGAGATCACTCGCCAGTTCCTCGGCAGGAAGGTTTCGGCCAGCCGCACCGAGGCATGGCTCAACAGCCTGAAGTTCATGCTTCGGGACCATAAGGCCGACGAAGATATCCTCGGGTCGGAAGTGAAGTTCCGGGCCGACAAGAACAGTCCGGAAGAGATCCGCCTCGGCCACCTCACCGTCAATCTGGGCATCGAGCCTGCGCCGGCCTTCAAGGTCGCACGGCACGAGGTCCGCCGCTACCGTGATGCTGTCCAAGGCCTGGTCAACGACATCATCGCCCGTCTCAGCACCGTCAACTAAGCCAGATCGGAAGGAATTATTTCCATGGCACAAATCCCTCTTTACCTGCTCACGGCGGTCGACGTTCGCCGAGTGTCGCAGCCGGACACGTTGCGCGGCATCACAATCTCGTCGCTCACGTTGCCGGGCATTACCTTCGCCACCGGCGAACATAACCCTGGCGGCGGGGTGATGGCGGTGAATTTCTCCCTGCCGCGCGTCGAGGCGCCGGAGCCGGCCTTCTCGGCTAAGGGTATCGACACCGATATCTTCAACGGCATGGGAACGACGGACCGCTGGATCTTCGCCGGCAGCTATCTGAAGCGAGGGCCTGGCGGGGGTGGACCCGTCCCCGGGCGTGCCATCATCGAAGGCGTCATCAATGCCTGGGAACCCGACGAAAGCGATCCTGCGGAATTCCAAGGGTGCACCCACACCTTCGCGGAAGTCACCCATTATGAACTGCATCTGGACGGCGTGGAGCTGTTTTATGTCGACTTCTGGGAGCGCATCATACGCGTCCACGGCGTCGACCGCTTCGCCGACCACAAGCGCGCCCTTGGTGGCTGACGAAGAGGGTGGACTAGCGCGCTAGGCGATCGCGGCTGCGATGAGTCCGACAGGGATCATCAGAACCACGGTCGCCATAATCACCTTCCCGATCTGGATGGCGGACATCCCCAGTAGTCCGCCCGCGATCACTGCCAAAACTATGCTGGTCGGGATGCCAACTGCCGGACTTTCGGACCCTGCGCCGACCATCACTCCAGCAGTGGCAATCGTGGATGCGAGAATTACGACCATCCCCTTCCATGCTGGTTGCCCACCAGACCTCGCCCCCCAAGCCCCGCCGATGGCGGAGACTACCAAAAACAGGATGGCGATTTCGTTTTCAGACATCGGTGCTCCCTAACACGCGGTCGATTTCCGGCCGCAACCTACACGTCATAGGAGAAAAGACAATGACCGAGAATTCAGTAACCATTCCGCTGGCCTCCCCTATCAAGGATGGAGACAGGACGATCAATGAACTGACCTTCCGCGAGGCGGAGGTGGGCGATCTGATCGACGCCGCCGCCTGCTCGACCGAAATGGAGCGCATCGCAACCGTGATGGCTGCCGCCTCGGGCACTCCCCTCGCTGTCTTCCGCAAGGTCAAGGCGCGCGACCTCAAGAACATCATGAGCAAGGTCGGGAGCCTGGTGGGAAACGAAATCTCTCCACCGACTGGCTCGGAATAGCAATCTACGTCGCACACTGGACGAACACGCCGCTGGATATGATCTGGCGGTGGCGGCCGGATCGCCTTCTCCAGTGCTTCAATCGCGCGCAAAAAATGTTTGAGAAGCCCAAAGGGACGCGGCAATGACTACACATGAAAGCCGGCTGAAAATCACGCTGCTGGACCAAGTCTCCAGCCGCGCCCGTGGCATTTCTGCGGCGCTTGGCGGGATCGAACGCCAGGCATCATCCTTCACTGCCCCGTTCCGTTCCCTCGGCGGCCAGTTGCTTGCCTTCGGCGGCGCCTATCTCGGCGTCTCGGAGGGCATCAAGAACACGGCCGGCGCCGCGATCGACTTCGAGACCGCGTTTGCCGACGTCCGCAAGGTTGTGGACGCGAACGAAGAGCAGTTCGAAAATCTGCGCAGGACCATTCGCCAGATGTCGACCGAGCTGCCGATCGCCGCCAACGACATCGCGGCGTTGTTCGCAGCGGCCGGCGAATCCGGCATTGCCACGGCGGATCTCAAGGCGTTTTCCGAGATGGCGGCCCGTGTCGGCATTGCGTTCGACATGTCTGCCGGCGAGGCCGGAGAAAGCCTTGCGAAACTCAAGACGCAGCTCGGCTTGACAGTCGCCGAGACCGGCGACATGGCAGACGCAATCAATCACCTGTCCAACAATATGGCATCGAAGGCCAAGGACATAACCGCTTACATGCTTCGGGTCGGCGCCCTTGCCGAGATGGGCGGTTTTACCAAAGAGCAGATTGCCGGTATCGGTAGCGCGATGATCGCGGCCGGCGCCGAAGCCGAGACCGCCGGCACGGCCATGCAAAACGTGGTCAAGGCCCTGACGCGGGGCGCTTCTGCAAAGAAGAGCCAAAAGGAAGTGGCAGAAGCCTTGGGGCTCAATCTTCCGCAGATCGCAAAGGAGATGCAGAAGGACGCGCCGAAGGCCTTGCGCAAGGTCTTGACGGCGATCGCCAAGACCCCGAAGGATAGGCACCTCGCCCTCCTGTCCGATTTCTTCGGCGACGAGGCAAAGGCATTTGCACCGCTGATCGGGAATATGGGCCTGCTGGAGCAGGCGCTCGACAGCGTCAGCGACAGGACGAAATATTCAGGGTCGGCCTTCAAGGAATATGTCCAGCGTGCCGATACCACGGCTAACGCACTGGATCTAATCCAGAACAAGATTGCGAACCGTTTCTGGCAGATGGGCGACCAGATGCTTCCGACCATCAAGGAAGCCGCCCTTGGCATGGGGTATGTGCTCGATACGCTCGACTCCCGCGTCTCTGTGTTCGACGAAATGGAGGTCGCGATCAAAGGCTTCGCGGCAGGCCTCGGATATGGTGGCATCCGCGAGGTCATCGAGGACCTCGGCGACCTGTTCTTCGGCAAGATCGATCCGAACGCCGGAGACCAGCTCGGCCGCATCTTCATGCAGGCCAAGGATTGGGGGGCCTCGATCCGTGAGTTGAACGCGGCGCTGAAGGAAAACCCGATTGCACAGTTCTTCGCTGATATGGCTCCCTATGGCTTGCAGATCTTGGTTTGGGGCGCCGGCATTTCCTTCCTTGCGGGAACAGTGAGAAAGCTGGCCAGCGCGCTGATGCTCCTATCCGGGGCATCGACGATCATCGCGGCACTGAAGACTGTCGGCACGATTGCAGGCGTTCTGGGTGGTGGTATCCCGAAAGATCTAGGTTCGAAGGGGCCAAAAGGGGTGGGCTCGTCTCCTGCTGCGGGTGCAGGTGCGGGCCTGATGTCCCGCCTCCTCGGATTGGCCAGGTTGTCTGCTTTCGGCGCTGCTGCGGGCGGTGCCTATACTGCCGGCAAGGAAGTCGTAACCGGCGAAACGCCATATGCGGAAGGGAAGTCCTGGCTGCCGAGCCCGACCGATGCCTTGCATTGGTTGAAAGAGGGAATGGGCCGGTTCTTTTCGGAGGCCGACGCTTCTTCTCCGACGTCGGTCACCTCCCTAATGGCCCTCGAAAATGCGCGAGCCGCCAGAGCGGCGGGGATCGGTGGCAACACGACCGACACCCTGCCTGGCAAAACGGCCGACGATCTCGGGATTGTTCGGCCGATTTCGCTGGATGCCGGCAGCATCGACGCCATCACCCAGCCGCGCGGAACACAGGACGTCAATGTCCTCAATCCTCGGCCGGCTCCGAACATCAACATCAACCTGGGTGGCGTTCAGATCCATGGCGTCACCGATCCCCACGCAATAGCAGACAAGGTCGCCCCCATTCTTGGCCAGCGGCTTCGTGATGAGGTCGCCGGCATCTATGCGGACACCGGTTATGGAGTTGCCTGATGCTGTATCTGATCGGTGCTCTCAAGCTCGACACCCGTCCTTTCAACGTCGACGAGGTTCAGCGGACCATGTCCGCCGACTTCGCCGACAAGCCCATCGTGGGCGGCAGGAACGGGCGGGAATTCATGGGTGAAGGGGAAGAGAAGCTGGTCCTGTCCGGCCAGCTTCTGCCCTTCAAAACCGGGGGGCTGTCGGAGCTGGAGCTTGCGAAAAGCCTGATGCTTGCCGGTCGGCCCTTGCCTGTTCTTCGGGGTGATGGTGTCCGCCTCGGCTGGTTCACGATCGACAAGATGTCGGAAGGGCACAAGGACCTGATGCGCGACGGCGTCGGTTTCTTCATCCGTCATTCGATCGAAATGACAAAGGTCAGTCCGGCGGGGGCTTCCCCTTCCGTGATCGGGACAATCCTCTCGCTCTTTGGGCTACTGGAGTAGATCGATGCCACAAACGTTCAAGATCGCCCGTGAAGGGATGACGGTGGAACTGCTTCTCCATCAGGCTTACGGCGTCGAGGGCCGCTCGCTGCTCGAAGAAACGCTTGCCAGAAATCCCGAGCTATCCCGCCTCGGCACTTACCTGCCCCTCGGCACGGTGCTGACCATTCCGGACAAGCCGGCCCCCAACGCGGCCGTCTTCAAGCCCGTCGTCTCACTCTTCGGAAACTGATCATCATGCCTTGGACAGTGGATTGGAAGGTGATCGTCGACGGCGCGGATCTGACGTCGGCGATGCGCCCTTTCCTGATGAAGATCTCGATCTCCGACAAGGACGGGTCGGCGAGCGATACCTGTAACCTCGAATTTGATGACAGCGGAGGTCAGGTCAAGCTGCCGGCGGAGGGTGCGGCCGTGCAGGTGTATCTGCAGGGCACTCCCGCGTTCACTGGCAAGGTTGACACCGTCCGATCACGAGGGGCGCGCGGAAGCGGCCGAACCCTTTCTGTCACCGCAAAGGGCTTTGATGCCAAGGGGAAAGCCAAAGAGCCGCAATCCCATCATATGGACAACAGCACCCTTCAGCAGTTCCTCGACAAAGCGGCCAAGAGCGCTGGCCTGAAGGCGATCACCATTGATCCTGCCTTCGCCAATCTTGCGCGAGACTACTGGTCTGCGAGTTCGGAAAGTTTCCTGCATCTTGGTCAGAAGCTGGCGCGCGAACTCGGCGGCACGTTCAAGATCCGCGGTGACCAGGCTGTCCTTGCCAAGCGCGGCCAAGGCCTCAGTGCCACGGGCGTGGCCTTGCCAACTGTCATCGGGATCGCGCCGCCTCCCGGCCAGATGAACGGCAATGTCATCAACTGGGATATCGCGCCTACCGCCGGCCGCGAGAAATTCGCGAAGTCAAAGGTCCGGTATTTCGATCGCACGTCGGCCAGCTTCAAGGAAATCGAGGTCTCAACAGGCATCGAGGCGGACGCAACGGATGAGGTTCGCACCACGGTCGCGGATGAAGGGCAAGCCAAGGCGGTCGCCGAGGGGCGCAAATCCAATAGCGAACGGGAAGGCGGAGAGGGTTCGGTAACACTGGACCTCGATGTCACGGCGCAGGCAGAAGGAACCTTCATCCTTACCGGCGCCAGGCCGGGCGTCGATGGCGTCTATCGCATCAGCGGTGTCAACCATCAGGCCGACCGTTCCGGCGGAGCGACAACTCAATTGGAGGTCAAGCAGCCTTCGGGTGGCGCCGGCAAGGACGATCGCAAGCCTTCGACAGACAAGACCGGCTCGCCGGCCGGCGACCAAAGCGGCTCGACCGGTGGCAATACGGCTGCGACCGGGAGCCGATCGGACAGCTTCGCTGACTATAACCGCCGCTATGGGCGGACGGACGAAAACTGACGTCCGCTTCGGCGTAACAGGTCGGCCGGGAGGTTTCCCTCCCGGCCCTATAGGCCCTCGGCATCGAGTGGTCGCAGCCTTCCGGCTGCAACGGCGGGCATTGATTGGGGTCGCTTCCCGCCCGGTAATCCTATCGGATCATCACCGCACCCGAGGCCCTTGCGGGCGGCAAGGGTGTGGCAGAAATCCAGAGCCTTCACAATGAGTGAATTATTTCAGTTCACGGCCGTCCGGCCGGTGTCCCCGCCGTCTGCTTATCTCGGCGGCAAGAAACAGCTGGCGCAGCGGGTCGCGTCAATATTGGAACAGATCCCGCACGGCATGTATGCCGAGCCGTTCGTCGGCATGGGCGGCGTCTTTTTCCGCCGCAACCTCGTTCCTAAAAGCGAGGTGATCAACGATCGCTCCGGCGACGTCGCCACGCTCTTCCGAATTCTCCAGCGGCACTATCCGCAGTTCATGGAGGTGATGAAATTTCAGCTCACCTCCAGACGAGAGTTCGATCGCCTCACGGCAACCGACCCGTCCACCCTCACCGACCTGGAGAGGGCGGCAAGGTTCCTCTATCTCCAGCGGCTGGCTTTCGGCGGCAAGATCATGGGGCGCAGCTTCGGTGTCGATACGACCGGGCCTGCCCGTTTCAATCTCAACCGGCTTGGGATCATTCTCGAAGAAGTCCACGAACGACTGTCAGGCGTGGTGATCGAGAACCTCGATTGGCTGGAATTCATAGGGCGCTATGACCGCCCCGAGACGCTTTTCTACCTCGACCCGCCCTATTACGGAAACGAAGGCGACTATGGGAAAGACGCCTTTTCGCGCTCGACCTTCACCGCCATGGCGGAGCGGCTTGCGACGATCAAAGGGCGGTTCATCATCTCGCTCAACGACTGCGCCGGCGTTCGTGAGGTCTTCTCGGCGTTCCCGATGATATCGGTCGGGCTGACCTACACGGTGCGGGGTGGAGTGGGAAAAAACGTTGGGGAGGTCATTATCCTCGACGGGAAAGATCCGAAGCCGGCCAATCTACCTCTGGGCTAGGCTTATGCCATGGCCGGCGGGCGCTATAGGCGCCGCCGGCACCTCATAATCTCACACATCGGAGACGATCATGAAACTCTTGGCCGATTGGCGCCAAGCGCTTTGCCGCGCCTGGCTCGCCATCCATGAATGGCGCCGGGCGCTTCGAAGAAAGCTTATCGCCGACGCCGGCGCTGTGGCGAAACGCGCCCTGTCACTGCGGTTCATCGAGGCCGCAGCTCTCGCGGACATCCTCCTCAACCTCGTCCCCTACGTGGCCGACTGGCTGCCTTGGTGGCTAACGCTGCTGCTGCTCGTCGCTGCATGGATCGGGCGCCTTATTCCTCAACCTCATAAGGAGAAGGCCGATGCCTAAGCTCTTTCCTACAAAGCGCGGCAAGGCTTGGATCGCCGCTGCGCTCATAGCAGCGGCTGCAGGCGGCTGGAATACCTTCACCGCCTCCAAGCTGACGCCGGCGCATCCTGACATCACACCTGCGATCGTTCGCCAGGCTGTCGACAAGGGGATCACGCCGCCGGCCGTTCTGCTGGCTCTCGAACTGATAAAGAAATGGGAGGGCCTCCGCACCTCTGCATATCTCGACATCGTCGGTGTGAAAACCGTTTGCTACGGCGAGACTCGGATCAACGGACATCCCGTCCAGCTGGGTATGACGTTCACGCCGGAGCAGTGCGAGGACATGGCAAGAATTCGCGTAACCCGCGATTACTTCATGCCTCTTGTCGACAAAGTGCCTGAATTTACCAAGGCGCCTGTCAGCGTTCAGGCGGCCCTTACATCGCTCGCCTATAACGTGGGAACCGGGGACAAGAACCGAGGCGCGATCGGCTCATCGGCTGCCGGCGCCATTGGAAAGTTCAACTATCCGCTGGCCTGCGACAATCTGCTGAAGTGGAACAAGGCAGGCGGCAGGGAGATACAAGGCCTCACCAACCGGCGAGGCATGGGTGATCCCGGCCGCGCTGGCGAGGGCGAAATCTGCGTTTCCGGTCTGTGATTGGGAGGGACCTATGTTCTCTAGTCTTCGCGACTTCCTGTCACTGCTCGCCGGCGCGGCTCTCAGCTTCATCGTGGTTTCGGTCTACTGGCTTGGAATACCATTACTTAACGACCGTGCGACGATCCCCCTGCCCTTCCTGGGCGACGTCAATGTCAGCGGTCTGCCTGTCCTCGGCCCTCTTGCTGTCGGGCATCTTCAACTTCGCATCGACCGGGCGGTGGCGGAGGCCACCGCCGACCTGGTCACGAAGGTCGAACTCGATGCAGCGAACGCCCTCCTCGATGAGGCGCGGCGCCAGCGTGAAGCGAGCGCGCAAGCGCTCGAGGAGTACCGGAAGCGGGCCGACGCGGCACAGATGCTTGCGGCCCAAACCGAAACCAAGCGGGAAAAGGAAAGAATCGACTATGCCATACGGCTCGACCAGGCGCGTCGTCGCTGCGATCTCGACGATACTGATATTGAATGGCTGCTCCGCCACGACGTCCGGCCGCCTCCATGACGCCGGCGCGGCGATCGGCGCCGCGCGCGCCGGCGTCAACCTCCCGGCACAGCCAGAGGAATGCGGAAAGGACGAACCGCACGCACCCATCCGCAAGGGCGATGAAGCCCGTGCGGTCATCGATCGCGCGCGGGCGGCCCTCGATCGAGCGAACGGCAGCAAGCGGCGATGCTACCTCTTCAATGAGGATCTTCGCAGGAACCTTGCGGGGGCGCCGTCATGATCGTCCTTCGCCGCGTCTATGACGGGGTTGCCGGGCATTTCGTCGTCCGGGCTACAGAATGGATCATGCTTTGGCCGGCTTTTGGTCTGTGGGCTGTTCTGCAGCTCAATCCCGATATGTTCGCCACGTCACCGTCGTTCGCGGTGCTGGAGGACTGGGGAGACGAAACGACCTGGTCATGGTTCCTCGCTGGCAGCGGGCTGGCCCGCCTTTTCGCGCTTACGATCAACGGCACGTTTCGCGGGTTCGTCTTCTCCCCGCATATTCGCGCGGCCGCCTCACTGATCGGGACGGGCGTCTGGTCGCAAGTCAGTCTGGGTTTCTTCATAGCCTGGCTGACGGTCGGCGGCGCACCGTCCGGGGTCATCGCTTTCGCTTGGTCGACGATGGTCCTGCTCGAAATCGTCAATACGCATCGGTCCTGGTCTGATGTCGGCAAGCAGGGAATGGAATTCAGCTAATGGACTGGGCGGCGCTGGATTATGAGAAGATCGCCAATGCCATTGTTATCCTTGTCGTCGGGCTTGCGGCCGGGCTGGGGTTCAAGGCGGGCCGGGATGGTCGACGGGGCGCGGCGAATAGCATGGCCGGCTCGATCGAGGTGGCAGGCGCACTTGTAGACAGCGCGGCTGTCAAGGCGCTCGAAGGTTCGGTCAAGGCACTTTGCACCGCGATCAACGAAGGCGTGGACGAGAATTTGAACTATCGAAAATCGATGGAGCGTGCGGTCGAAGATCTGACCGACGCTTTGGAGGAAGTCACTCACGGGCTTTCTTCGTTGAAGGAAGAGATCATCCGCAGCAAGCGCGGGTAATCTGTTGCACCCAAAAGAAAAGCCGCTCCGGAAACGGGGCGGCTTTTTGCGTTTCAACCGATCATTTTGGCGTCATCACCTGCTTGGCTAGATCCCAATATTCCTCGACCTTCTGTGTCGCGAGACGGGCGGTCTCAACCCAGCCGGTGTTGGGCGTGGGAGGGCTTCCCTTGAAAGTTCGGGGATAGGACCCTGCCCATTGCCACTTCCCCTTTGTCGGACCGTTCGTCTCTTTTCTGATTCTGCCAATATAGGCGGGGCCGTCGATACCTATCCAGTCAAGATCGGTCGGCGGGTCGCTCTCGTCGATCTGGGTTCGCTTCCATGAGTACCGGGGCTGATATGGTTCGTCGCTCATCCCCTGCCCTCACCGGGCTTGCTTCGCCATCTCGCGTTCGTAAGCGTTCATCATGGCCGTGATCACGTCCTCGCCATTATAGCTGCCAACCTGTTGCGCGAGCGTCCAGAAGCGAATGCGCGTTTCCTCGGTAACGGAGATATTGAGCTTCGAGGTTCGGTTCGAGCGGCGCAGGCTTCGCGCGTCAAACGCCGGTGGGGCCGCTGCAGCTGCAGAAACAGGTTCAGGCGCTGTCGGTGCATGGCGCGTTGTAAAGCCGGCGCGCTCGGCCATTTCCTTAACGGCCCCGATATCGGGTTCGGGCGGACGTTCCGCGCGCGGCTCGAAGTCTGGAAGATCTAGGTCTAATCCTGCTCGTGGTCTGGTCATGCTACCTTAGCCCTTTTCGTTGGAATGGCTGCGGCGACGGCTTGCGCCAGCTCTCCGGCGTTCTGGATCGCCTTGGAGGTGTTGGTGACATCCTCCTTGGTCAGGTCGAATATCGTGCCGCCAGTCTGGAAAATGGCGGAGAATGCGGCCATATTCTTCAATGCGGCCGGCAGGATCGGTATCCCGTTTTCCGCAAGCATCGCCCGAATATGTCGCTCCTCTCGGCTCGTGAGCTGATCCATCATGGAAAACATCGCGCGATAGGCGATGTCACGGCCGAACGCCTTGTTTTGCTGCTTGATAAAGGCGACCACCCTCCCCGCCTGGTCGGCGTCGAGCTGCTTGCCGCGCATCGGTATCAAGACCAGGTCGGCGCGGCTTACCGCATAGGTGGCGGTCATGTTCGCCGAGCCTTCGAGGTCGACAATGACGAAGGTGTTTTTCGCGGCCGCGTCCTCGATCGTGTCGATGATCGTCTGTTCGTTGATCCCGCCGATGACGGTTAAATTTTTGGGGATGGCCTCGGCCGAGCGTTTTGCCCAGGTTGCGAGCGGCTGGTTCGGATCTGCATCAATCAACGCGGTTGCTTTGCCGGCCGCGCAATACACCTGCGACAGGACGAGTGCGGCGGTTGATTTTCCCACTCCACCTTTCGTGGAGCACATGACAACTACTGGCATGGAGGCGGCTTCCTTTCCGGTTCTGTCCGGGTTGGATATCAGACGGAAGTTACCACAATCTTACAATGAAACAACCTCCCAGCCGCTTCGCACCCGCCTCGAACTCGGTTCACGCCAACAACGCACCGGACACGAACCGAATTAGAACTGAGTGGGAACTCGGTTCTTACTAGGAACCAATATGCATACGCATAGAATTGAAAATCCGACCGATCCCGCAGGCTCCCTCTCAAGAGCCCATGCAACATCAACAAAAGGTCGCAAGGCTGGACCTTTTTTGATGGGTTGGCCCGGACGATCCGCCGCGCGGGAGCGAAAGCGATCGCTGTAAGCGGCGTCCGCTCATTCTTCCCTCTTATATATATTACTTAGCCTGGATTCAGTCTGTCTGGCGGACTCACGTTGTAAAAGCATTTTCCTTCGCATCTCTGCGAGCTTTCTCACGACGGGATTTTCGTGATCGAGGGTCATTTCCAGCTGTTCGACACTGACCATCTCCGCCTTGGCGAAGTCTTCCATCACGGCCTGCCGCTCGGCTTCAGCTTGCTCACGGTCCTCGGGCAGGGGAGGGGCTGTACGATAACGGTCGAGGCAGGCCTCAGCCTTGGCGGGCATGGCCAAGCGATACGCATTGCTGGTCTGCTTCACCTGGGGGCCTTTGTCGCCTTCCGTCTCGGTCGGCATATACCGCCGCAGCCAGTCGACGAAGCCGTGTTGCCGCAGCGCTTTCAGGCCGCGAACTACCGCGTCGCGGGACCTGCGAAGCTTCTGCATCAGTGTATCGATCGATGGCTCAAGCCGGCCCGTCTTGTAGTCGACCAGGTTAGCCAGCAGCTCCAAGATCTCGATCGCGACCGAGCCGAGAGGGCCGTTCCGAGAGCCTGCCGCTTTGTTGGCAATCTCATACCGTCGAGCGGCAAGCACGATGCGACGGCTGTCCCGCCGCGTCGTCCGGCGCCAGAAGGCACCCTCACAATGGCCAGCAAGCCGGGAGTTCCGGTGCACCGGCGTGCGGGAACGTTTCGACCTCGCCGGCGCGAACGCCAACGCGGTACTAAGTTGCTTGAACATGGTTCCGATCCTTCCTCTGGGGAAGGGCATGGACTCCAGACAAAGAATCTGCATTCCCGCGAGTCGTGACTCTTGCGGGTTTTAAATCTGTGGACTATGTTGGGTGCTGTCTTACGGCTGGCCCAACGTAGCTTGCCTGTATCTCCAAAAAGCCCTGCCTCGCCAAAGGCAGGGCTTTTACTTTATGCCCCTATGGTTTCACTTTTAGTCCTCGTGGTGGTTCCCAACGCGGCCGGAAGGCGCGGCGCACCGCGACGTTCGGCCTTGAATGCTGCGTATAGCGCGGTCTTTCCGACCTTCAGTCGGCCAGCGGCTTCCTTCACGGTCAGACCGTTCTCCTCGATCAGCTGCCTCGCGCGTGCAAGCTTCTCCGGGTTCATTACCGGCTTGCGCCCGCCGCGACGGCCTTGGTCCTTCGCAGCCGACAATGCTGCGCGCGTGCGTTCCCTAATAAGGTCCCGCTCGAACTGGGCAAAGGCACCGAAGAGGTGGAAGAAAAGCCGGCCATTAGATGTTGTCGTGTCGATCTCCTCGGTGATCGACTTCAGACCGACCTTCTTGGCCTCCAGCTCGGCGACCATCTCGACCAGGTGTTTCAGCGATCGGCCGGCTCGGTCAAGTTTCCAGACGACCAGCGTGTCACCTTCGCGCAGATAGGCCATCGCCTCGGCAAGACCGGGACGGTCAGCCTTTGCGCCAGAAGCAATGTCCTCGAATATCTTGTCGCAGCCGGCGCGGGTGAGGGCGTCTCGTTGCGAACTGGTGTCCTGGTCTACGGTCGAGACCCTGGCGTATCCGATCAATGCCATGATGCGCGAATCGTCCTTCAAGTTGTTCAAACCGAAATGTTTCCGATTTGACATCGATTCGCAAGGTTTACGGAACGGAATGCGGAGCATCGGGAAATGACCGTTTGTCGGACGGGGCGCGCTGGTGTCGGGAAGGCTCATTGGTCTGCTGGTTCCCGCCACGGTTTCCAGAGGATGGGTTGCTGATCGCGCGGGATTCGATGGGTGCCACGTGCTGCCGGATGTTTGGGAAAGCCGTCCTTGGTAACGCCGAGGCAGACTAGGTCGACGAAGGCGGCGCGGGCTCTGTTGATGAACCATTCATCGCGGCCGCGAAAGCTGCCGCCGTTGCCCCATGCCGCGAGCACCGGCGTGCCGGTATGGCGAGCCAGGTTGAGCAACTGCGCGATATGTTGATCGTTCTCCGGGCCGATCGGGTCCGGATGGGCCATCATCACCCTCGGCTGCGAACTAACGAGGGCGGCCAAGTTCGCGCCTGACAGGCCGCCATAACCCCAGAGCTTCGCGAAATGAATGAGCGTGGTCACGGTGGGGTCGTTGCGATCGGCGTCGGCCCTCGACGGGTTCAGCATCGCGACCGGCAAGATCCGGAGACTATCGTCCCAGACGCGACCGAACAGATACCGGTAGGTGCGGCAGTCGGAGAACTTGGCAGTCATCTTCATGGCGGGGAAGAGATCGAGCGTCATGCTGCAGCTCCTCTCGGGTCCCAGCGGATCAGCACGCCTTCGAAGTTTCCGGGGTTGGGATGATTGAGCGACCAGAACATCGCCATGTTCCAGCGGGCTAGGTGGCTATCGAGGCCGGCGGCGCCCTTCAGGTGCTCGGGTGCGAACCCGTCCTGGCGGGCAAACTCCTCGATCTCGTCATCAGTCAGCCGGACGCCGTTGATCTCGATCGCGGTAATGGGTACGGCCTGGCGCTCGATGACGATGCGGTCGACGCCGGTGCAAGGTGGGTCGGGAATGAGCTTCCGGCAGGACCTGGTGCGCATGCCCTGGTAAAGTTGGATCAGTTCGCCCGGTCGTGCATGGCGGTTGCGATCGCCGCGCACCGTCTGCCGCTTGAAACCGCTCTCGATCTGCGGCGCGAAGAAGGATTTGAAACCGTAGGCCACCATTAGAGCAATCTCCTTTCGGTCCATTTTGAGCAGTCCGGACAGCTATGCGTCCACTCGTCTGCCTGACGCTTGATGCGCCAACCTTCGGCCTTGATGTCGGTCAGGAGGATATGGAAATCCTCTTCCGCATAGGTGCGGCGATAGGTGGCGGGGCAGGCGTTGCAAGTCACCTGCATCTTGCCCTCGTGCTTGATAAGGGTCATGGGCGATCGCCCTCCTCTCTGGCTTCACCATATCCGCAGATCCAGTCGGCCCACTGCTCCCACTGCAGCATCATATCGAATGGGCAGTCGCTCTCCGGAACCGCAGCAAGGTAAGCTGCGCGGCCCTGCCGCCAAGCGTCAGACATCGTCGCAATCCCTCTCTACGGGTGCAGGTGGGCCGGGCGTTCCGACGTCTCCTCCGAACTCGTCGTTGCTCGGATCAATCCGCCCTTCGCCTTCGCACTCCCAGCAGGTTTCATCACCTTCACTGCAGAAGCAGTCACCCGGCCAGCAGTCGCAGCGGAAGTATCCACGACCGCTGCACGCCGGGCATTTTGTGAGCTTGTCAGCCATTGTCATCAGAATCCCCAGTGTCTCAGGACAATTGCGATGACCATGCCGTTGAGCCCCAGAAAGAGCGGCATCAGGCTTGCAAACCACGCGCTAAGCGATTTTTGGCTGCTTATGATCGTCATTCCGTGGAGGGCGGTGACCGCGCAAATGGTAAAAAGCGTCCAGATCACTTCCCAATCTCCCTCGTCTGCGGCGCTGGGGTGTCATTTTTTGTCATGGTCAATCCTCCCAGCAATCCATGTCGGCTTCTGCGGCTTCTTCCGGTGGGATGTCGGGACTGTTATCCCAATAGTCGGGGGCGGTTTCTTCCGCATAGGCGCGAACGGTTTGCCCGTTATCGAAGACTTCGAAGCCAGCCTCCCGTGTCATGTACTCAACAAAGCGGCGGCAAAACTCCTCTTTGGCCAGGACGCGCGTTCCTTCACGTGCCTCGTCGTCGAACTCGGCCTTGCCCATGTAGTCTCTGATCATCGGCTTGCCTCCGTCGCGGTGGCGGCAAGGGCCGGGATCACTAGATCGATGTCGTATTGATCGACACCTGATGCTTTGAGCTTTTCGAGGGTGTGGAGGCCGGCCGCACCGAGGATCTCGCGGGCGTAGGTGTCGTTGCCCCACGACTTCATGACGATGCCGGCCGCGATCGCCATTCCAATACCAACGCCGCGCTGTTCGTCGGAGAGGCCCGTCACATTCGATGGGGGCACGGTGTCGGAGCAATTGCCGCAGACTGTGGATAGGCCACCCGGAAAGAATGGCCCGACACGGCCACTGCCACCACAAGCCGGGCAATAGTCGTCGGCGTCGGGTTCGGCGTTTGCCCCTAGATCGGTTGCTGTCACGTCCTGCTCGATTTCCAGCTGTCCGGTCACGACAGGCGGCAGCACATTCGGTTGGGGCGATGGGGTGGCGTTGCCGTCATAGGCATTCTGCAATCGACGGAAGTGCCCCATCGTCAGGACGCCTTGATCCTTGTCAGCACGCAGGTGGGCGCCCAAAACGACCAGATCGTCGGGGAGAACGTCTTCCACGCCAATCAGGCCGTCTCGTACTTCTTGGATATGGGCTCCTTCTTCACGCATCTCCAGCCAATCTAAGAAAGGCTCGACGGCATCCCGCAACGCCTGCTCATGCGGACCGATTTCGTCATCGGCCGGTTCAGCATTCACGCCCAAATCTGCGGATGTGACGTCCGGTTCAATCTCCCTCTGGCCAGTGACAACAGGCGGCAGCACATTGGTTACGGGGGATGGGCGGCCCGTCGTGCAATCGAGATCACCTTCCTTCGCCGCCATCTTTTGCAGCCACTCAACGGTAACGAGTGTTTTGCCCCTGCCGCATACGATGCAGGGATCGGTGACGGTGTTGGCACATTGGCAGGTTAGAGGCACCACTTTAGGTTGGGGTGATGGGGGCGCCAGCTGGTGCAATCCAGCTAGGTTGCAGCAGGCATCGGCCTTCTTCCGTTCTTGGACGTATCCGCTATCTTGATTGGGGATAGCCTCTGGGAAAGATCGTTCGGAGGCCCTTGAGAGCGGCAAGGACAATGCTGTGAGAAAGTTGTTCAACACCAAGGTGATCGGAATAGGCCTGATCGCCTTCTTTTTGGCAGAACTGATCTTAATCAGAGACGTCACTTCATATTCGCGCGCTGCGCCACTGGTGGCGGTTTTCGGGCCTACTGGGGCACTTTGGGTTACTCGGGTGGTTGGCCTGATGTTTATCGCCTTAATCGCATGGGTAACATGGCAGGAGATCAAATCGGACAGGCGAGTAGATGCGCTAGTTAGGCAGAGGCACAGTATCGACAACAGCGTCAGACGTGACGAATGAACCCGCAAATGCTGTTGGGGCGGGGCGGTCGTGGTAAGATGCCGCCGTTTTCCTTCGGAGGGTTCCGATGACTGTTCGTCAAAAAAGTCCTCGTGAGCGTGCAGCTCGCGCTCTGTGTCGGTTTCATGGGCTACCGGAGAACGCGAAGTTTGAGGGCAGGCCGATGTGGCAGTCGTACCTTGATCAGGTTGATGTTGTCCTTCAGGCCGCGCTTCAACCGGACGAATGGGAGAGGTTGAAGCAGGAGAAGTAAGGCCCGCCACGTTCGGTTGGGGCGCTGGGGAGGACAAGCCGAGCTGCTGGTAGGCGCGGATCACGGCTTCTGCCTGGGCGCGAGCATCGTCCGCAGCGTTGTGGTGCACGCCGTTCTTCTCGATCTTGACGCCTGCGAGGTCGAAGAGCGTCCGCGTGTCGCGAGGTTGCTTGTAGGTCCATGGGCACGGGGAGACGCAAGCCTCATAGGCTGCTTCCAGCTGCACGACGTCGAAGGATGGGCTATGCGCCCATATTCTCGCGGGCTCGCAATCCTGGACGAACCGCGTGAGATCGAGAAGAGCATGGTTGATAGAAATGCCCTCGGCGAACGTGCTGGCTCGGGCTTCTTCGCTCTGTGTCATCCACCATTTCACCGTGGATGCGTCGATCTTGAGGCCATGTCGTTGGCAGCTTTCCGGATCGACGGTGAGATAATAGCTCTGGCCGAATTCGCCGGTGGCGGCGTCGAACTCGATTGCGCCGATGCTGGCGATCACGCTTCCCGGCCGATGACCGAGCGTTTCGATATCGATCATGAGATCGTTCATGCTACCTTCTCCATGTCCATTTCCGCCAACTGGCAGATGAAGTCGCAGGCGGGCGCGATCGGGTTGGTGACCGGCCAGTCGGCGGGGATTTCGTCGATGAAGATGCGCTCGTCATTGATGCGAGCAAGGCGCGCTCCGATACGCCGTGAACGCTCTGCCATCGCGGCAAACCGCTCCGGAAACTTCTGGCGAAAGAGGGACCAGTAATCCGGCGAGGTCGCCTTGACGCATCCCGTCTGCAGGCAATTGGCGTTCGGGAAGCCCATGGCGTAGGTGCGCGGCGGAGTCAGCCCCGCCCGCAACAACATCGCCAGTGCGCCTGACTTGTCGATGCCGGCGGCGATGAGCGGCGCCTTGACGATCAGTTCCGGATAGTTGGCCTTCAGCCTCGCAAAGCGAGCTACATCGGGTTTGTCGGCGGTGTAGCCAAAAACGTGGATATCATCCGGACGCTGGAATTCGAGGCGCGGAATGATCTTCGTTTCCAAAGTGCACGGCGCGCCCTTCGGCCCGGCCATAAACTTCCGCTTTTCCCAAACATCCACTACGCCGTCATAGTCCTGGGACTTGATGATATGAAACTCGGCATTGAGCCAATACAGGGCTTCTGCCTCGAAGCGCTGGTTGTCCTCGTCCTCGTTGTTAGTGTCGCAGCGGACACAGATCGCGGCCGGGTTATCGGTCAACTCAATCTTGGCGGCAATGACGCTGGCAGCGCCGCCGGATATCCAGCACAGGGTGCGGCTCATTCTGCCGAGCCCTCCATGGTGGCGAGCACTGCCTCGATCGCATCGGCCGCAGCTTCGGCTAGAGCGCGAGCAAAATGGATTTTACCGTCTTCACCTGCGGGAAGCGTCTCCGGCATATACGTGCGGATCGCCTTAGCGGCGAGGCGCAAATCTTCCAGGCGTTCTGCATCGGTGACGCCCGCCAAATGTGGCTGGGGTGCTGGGGATATCCGCTCGCCGCGCTGGTGCAGCATCATGCAGAAGTTGGCAACGTCGACCGGGTCGCCCTTCTCGACATGTTCGCGGAGGAGCTGCGACAGGAATTCTCCCGAGCACTCTTCCTTGTTCTCCCATCCGCCGCGACCTTCCCCGCGCTTGAGCGCAAGTTTGTCCTTCATCGTTTCGGCGAACTCGGTCACGAAGAAATCATCCGTGTGCGGGTGACGGGGGAGTTTTTTCGCGTTCTGATCGGCGGGATGCGGTGGCCGGGCACCGCCAGATTTCCGCACTGGCTTTGGAAGAAATACGGGACGGCCCTTCATTTTGAGCCCTCCAGTCCTGCGAGATGATTTACAGCGCTCACGATCAATGTGGCGATCGCGAGTGCTTCGTCGTCAGCGCGCATACCGTTGCTGTCCACTGTGAGAACGTCCACGCCATCGTCATCAAGTATGACGCCGGCGTCCTCGCCTGACATGCGGAGGGGAAGCTTGACCTTCTGGTCCGCGAAAGCAGCCAAGACTGCTATTGGTGAAATCGGCGTGTTGTCGGTGGTCAATGTTTTGCCTCCCCCTTCGCCACTTCCATCTCACCGTTTGCGGCGATTTCCCGCGCAATCCGAAGTGCCTCGGGCAGGTAGGACTTGATCGCCCTGAGCATGTGCTTTTCGTTGCCAGGCAACGTCAGTGTGTCCAGGCATCCGGTCGTCGTCACGAGAAGGGCGATCATAACCGCTTGGTAGCGCCTGCCGTGGTCGAGCAGCTGCATGGGCTGATGGTTCTCTATGTGGAACGCGACGGACAGGGTGAGCGATTTCCGCAGATCCTCGATCGTCGCGTCGAACGGGTCTGCAGGGTTGAAGGGCGCATCAGAGGTCATCAGTTCAGCTCCGACTTTTCACGGAATGGATGCTCTTCGTATTCGGAGAGGTCGTAGCCGTGGCGTTGAAATTCGAGGATGTGCCTGGCGCGTGCCAGATTGTCGTCGCAGCCCCATTCATCGAGGGCGTCGAGGAATTCCGACAGTTTCTCGTCGAGGGTGGCATCAGGCATCGGCTGGCTCCCCACTCTTTGCCGGCGGGTCGACTAGGGCAGCCAGTGCGTCGATCTCGTCTGCGGCGGCGCGAAAGCGTTTGGCGAGGTTGCCGTAATTCTTCGATCCGCATTCGCTCAAAACGCGAGCTGCGCGGCCAAGCGCGGCGTGATCGACCGCCCAATTTGTCAGGGTGTTTTGACCGAAGGCTGCCTCGAACAGTTCAATATTCTTGGCTGCGTTCTCAAGATGGGCCGTGCGCCTGGCGGCGGCTTCCTCGATCTCCTTATTGCGGCTCTCGCGAAACCTCTCCATCTCATCCGCCTGCCGATCGCGGGCCTCGCGTGTGGCCTCGTTGATCATGAGGCGCATCGTATCGTCCGCACGCCGCAGGAGTGCTGCGAGGAAAGACCGAGTCATCGGCTCCGGTTCGTTCTTGGCGGCCTCGCGGATGGTGCGCCAGACCTTGCCGTCAAACTCCCGCAACCCCCATGCCGGCGGCACGGCGGACAGATCGTCGACAACGCCGGGCGCCGTGTGGACGTACCAGCGATCGCAGAAGCGGGCGATCGTCTCGGCCTTGCTTGGATCGGCAGCCTCGCGTTTCCAGTCGGAGCGGCTGATCTTGATCTCGACGCCGTGCAGCTCCAGCCCGCGCGAGGGCCAAAGGGACATGATGATCGCATCGGCATATCGCTTCGCGGCGCCGCCGGTGGCGTTGGAAACTTCCCACATGATGGCATATTCGGGTGCCGCCCATCGCTTGGACATGCCAAGCCGGATATCGGTGGCCGTCAGTTTTGCGAGCTTGGCGCCGGGTGTGAGGAGATCCATGCTCAAGACTCCCGAATGTCGAGGATGTTGGTGCGGGGGAGGCATCGGGCGGGCATGGACTGGTCCTTGCCGATGATCCAGCCGAGTAAGCCGCTGACGAGGGCGAGGGCGATCGCGACGGCGGCCGTGAAAAATGCGTCTCGGATCATAGCGGTGCCACCGCCGGGAAAGCGTTGTGCTCGACGCCGTCCAGCATGCGGCCGGTGTTGGCCTTGCCGATGCGATACACATCCGGCTCGTCCATCCATCCGTCTTCCGGATCATTCATATTGGTCGAGCCGATCGACCACTCGTCAGCGAACCAGTGGGCGGAAGCCCGGCGACCCCGCACGGTGTGCGGCACGTTTTCACCGGGCGTCCATTCTCCCCACTGCTTGAAATGGAACGGCTTGCCGGCCGCTGCGCACTGATCTCGCAGCTCGCGGAACCAATCCGGGTGCGTCGGGCGCGCCTGGTGACCGATCTGGCTCGTTTCGCCGCCGGCAATAACCCAATCGACAAGCTCAATCATCGGGATCTTGGTCAGCCCGAGCAGCGGCTCGCAGGAGAGAAAGGCAAAGAGCGGGGCCAGCTCGACCTTTGCCGTCAGCAGCGCCGGAACGTTCTTGTCTGCTCGCGGCTGGTCCTCGACCGACGTGCCGAGGGCAGCGTTCGCAGGTAGACCGCCGGCTGCATCGGCCATGCGCACGATGTTTCCCGGCCGCTTGGTCAGCAGCAGATAGACAAGGTTCGGCGTGTGGCGCATGACATCGAAGGCATCGCGCCGCCATGCTGGCTCCACCTGGTTGTCGAAGATATCGCCAAGGCTGGCGCAGAAGACAAAAGGTCTGTCGCCGTCGAGTTCGGCGCGGCGCTGCCAGCGCAGCGGCTCGTTCCAGTTTTCCTGCCTGGTGCGGACCCGCGTGGCATGCGGTCCCCATTCGACCTTGTGGTAATGCTTGTCCATCATCGCTTCGGCGTAACATCCGTCGCAAGCGGGGCTGACTTTCGTGCAGCCCATCCAAGGATTCCACGTATAGCGGCACCAAGATATTGAGGTTTTGCTACCCATCGGCGTTTGCCTCCTCAAGAATACTTGGCGTCGCGGAGGACTTTAGGCCTCTCCGGCGATGCGGTGGGTTCTTTGGCTTCGGGCTTGGCCCGCATTGCGACGTGCATGGAGATCCGCGGAAGGCTGACCAGCACCATTGCCGAGCGCCGGATGACGATCCGCCGTTCGTCGTCGACGAGCCGGCGGCTGCGCTCTTCGAAGGCTGCCAGCGAGTCCGCCTCATCGATATCGTCGTCGAGCTTCGGAAAATTGATCGTCGACTTTCTCACTGCGCGATCCCCATCTTCTGGCGGAGGAGGGCCGGCGACACGATCGTGCCATTGATTGCCCGATAGGGGAGGCAGCCGTGCTCGACGTTCATGCGCCCGTCGATGAACAGTTCCGCCCCGTGTGTCATGAAGTCTCCGGTCATCTCCGGGTTGGCTGCGAGCACCGAGATGATCTGGCCGGCTAGCTCCATGGCGGGTTCGCCGGCACGGTCGCCGATACGGGTGGCAACAGTGGCGATATGCCGGATGATGTCCTGGTCGCTCGGATCGTCGTCGACCGGGTTTACCCATGTTCCGGACAGTGCGGCTGCGAGCGCACGGCGCAGGGCATCGCCCGGCCCCAGATCGCTTTCCGCGTCGCCGATCGGCGTGACGCCGTCGAATATGACGGCGGCATAGAGCGCTTCGTTCGCAGAGATCTTGCCCTTGGCAAGGTGCCAGTAGGCATCCGGCAATGCCGTCTCGATCGCGCGAATTGCGCCGTCGAAGTCATCCTGGCTGTTGATGAAATCGAGATGGGTCGACTTGAGGGGCGCGTTGCTCACTGGCCGTCCTCCGCCGTTGGAATGTCGAAGAAGTGCGCCGGGATGGGTGCGAGCGGCTCGGTCGCCCTCTGGCCTGCCCAAAGGCCGATAATGTCAGGGTGGCCGATGAAGCGGACGATGGCGGTGTTCGCGTTCTTCGTCGCTGCTATCGTGTGGGCGACGGCGAACCACGGATCTTCGCGGCGATCGGCCTCATATTCGAAAACCGCATCAACCAGGTCGAAGAAGAGCGCCGGAACCCTCGGATTGAAGAAGAGGGTGGAATCGTCCGCGAGCGGGGTCGTGTTGACGTTTTTCAGAAGGGCGCGCCAGTTCGCCGGCGAACCGTCGGTCATGCGATAGTCATGGCCGATTTCATGTTTGCCCACGCTGGTGCCGACACCGAACAGGGCCGGCTGGAAATCGTAGGCTTCCTCGGCCCACATCGGGTGGCGCATTTTGGGGGCGATATGCATCCCGGCCCGATAAACATAGATGAAACCCGGCTGCGACCACTCGGGTGCAGGCACGGCGTAGTGCCTACCTTCATAATTCATGCAGGGCGCAAAGATGGGCTGCGCCCGCATGAATGCAGCGTCAGGGATATCGAGCGTGACAGGCTCGTCGATATGAGCTTCCGGATCTCGAATGATGACCGTTGCATTACTGGTCACGGCGACCAGATAGGCGCCGCCCTCGGCGCAGGGCTCCAGCCCGATGCTGCCATCGAGAAAGCGCAGCGGGTCCATCTCGCGGGCATACTCGACGAACGGAAAAAGCGGCGCCAGATAGCGCGCCTGGAACCAGCCGAAATGCTGTTTTTCGTCTGACGGCTTCTCGCTCATATGCGCATCTCCCCACGCTGCGGGAGCCGGGCGATCTTGGCGACTTCGGCAAGGCGGCGCACCAGATCCGCGTTGTGGCTTGCCAGCGTGTCGATCGTCGCGGTGGCGCTCCGATCGAGATCCTCGCCGATGATTTCCATCGGCGTGCAATTCAAGGCGCGGCATATGAGAACGAGCGTCGAGATCGCAATTCGGTTTGTGCCCTTCTCGTATTTCTGCACCTGCTGAAACGTGACGCCGATAGCGGCGGCAAGCGCTTCCTGCGATATGCCGCGCACTTTCCGGATAGTGCGCAAGCGCGTGCCGGCCGCCCGGTCAATCTGACCGGCCTCTTCCTTGTTTCTCATGGGGTTGGTCCTTTCGCCTGATTGGGATGCCGGCTCCCCCTCGTCGGGAGCCGGTCACCGAAGCGGGCCAAGGCGGCTCGCTTTCAGGCTGCCATCGGCTCGGCGGCACGCACCCTCTTGGCAACGCGATCGGAGACGAGTGCGAGTTCTTCCGGCGAAAAACCGGCGGCGATATAGTCCTTTTCGAGGCGGCAACCGGAGAGGTAGGCGTTGAAAATGCCGTCTTCGAGCGACTGGGTCAGTGCCTCGACGCCGGCGGCCGTTGCGGCAATCACCTCGTCGTCAAAGCCAGCGCGATATAGGTCATGCTTGGATTTTGCACCGGCGACCTTCGCGGCAAAAATATCGCGGGTCAGGCGGGGAAGGGCTTTCTTGTTGGACTTGTGCATCGGGGGCTCCTTGTTGCATCGGTCGATTACCGATGCCGAAAAGCTAGCCGTAAATTTACCGATATACAAGCCCGTTTCGGTAATATTACCGATCTATATGGAGTCATTAACTTTTTGATCGCGGCGCCAATGAATCCTCTGGACTCTTCGCGAGTGATTCGCTTTAAAGACAACCACCCGGAACGAACTGGGAACAAACAGGAGAAAGGCATGTCGCATGGAACCGCAAACCGCGCCGCTGATGGACACAGACTGGTGGTCGAACTGACCAGCGTTTACGTCGCTTGTGATGACTGCGGGCGCTCGACTGTGCTCGGTCTGCCAGACCTGTTCCAAGCGTCGCAAAAGGGTGTTCAGACCTATTCGGACCTCTGCAGGAAGTTCCTTTGCCGCGCTTGCCCGCCGCAACCGCCGAGCGCGCGCAATCTGACCGTTCGGCCTCGGTGGCTGCCAGCGGCCAATCCCTCAAACGGAAGCGTGGAAAACAATTTTATGTACGGAAAACACGCGGTCTGAAGGATATTCAAGCTCGTTGGCTTCGCCCTCATCAGGGTTGTATTGATACAGGCGAGTGACCTTGGCAGATTTCGAAACAAACTTTTTAATATAACTTTCCCGCTCGTGCTCGACTTCAGTGAGCAACTGAACGACTACGTCATCGCCCGCCCTCACAGGCTCTCTGGGATTTATCCAGACTGTTTCGCCGGCAAAATAGCGGGGCTCCATAGAAGTCCCGTATACCCGCACAGCATAGGCGCCCTCGACCCCTTCGAGCATCGGGGGCGTGAATACCCTGCCGACTTCACTCCCATTCAAGATGAAGCGACCATTGGGGCCTGCACTGGTCTGGCCTAGCACAGGGAGCGTGGTTTCTCCGGAAAACCGCTGGTAGACCGGGGGAAAACTAGCGTTCGAGCGGGGCCGGCCTGGTCGGACGAGGGGTGTTGCGGGTGGGGCTTGTTGCGCAGCCTGCGGCTCGCCGGTTCCCGCGACGATCCATTCGACGGACGTCTGTAAGATTGGCGCCAATTTATCGGCGGTGGTCGAGCTGATCCCGACCTGTCGCTCGCCCCGCTCGTATCTACGGCGGATATTTCGGATCGCTCCCTCGCTTAAATTAGCAGCTCTGGCGGCGGTGGTCTCCGTCAAACCCAAGGCGTCAAGGCGCTCTTTGATGCGCTCATAAATGGTGCTTTCCATTCTGGTATTTTTACCAGAATGCAGAAGATTGGATATCGGTAATAAAATCGTTGCGCTATTCGGTAATTTAACCGATAGTGATTCCATGTTCGACATCGCTGACCTGCTTCTGATTTCTGACGCGTATCAACGCGCCTCTGGCGTGGCGGAAAAAACTGTGAGCGGTCGCGTGTTTGCGGACAGCAAGAAATTGGGGGCTTTAAGGACGGGGGCGGACTTGACTACGGCTCGCTTTAACGAGGCAATTCACTGGTTCTCAGACAATTGGCCGGCCGGCGCTGTGTGGCCCGACTGCGCTATTGTGCGTCCGGAGCCTCGTTCGGTTGTCGAGGCCCTGCAATGATCGTTCAAACGGTTCTCGTGGTTGTGCTTGGTGGTCTCGCCGGCAGTCTTGTTGGCGGCTGTATTGGATTGGGTGCGATCGCCTGGTGCCATCGCGCCGCCGGAAAGGCCGGTGCCAAGTGAACCTATCCTCCATTCTCCTCCGGTCGGGCGCGTCATCCTCCACGCGACTGACTGTGCGCCGAGCCAAACGCGCCCACCGTTGCGGCAAGCAGTTTCGGCTCGGCGCTGACCTTTCGAGGCTTCAGGGCTGCACGGCGGCAGCTCTGAAGAGACCCTGCCGACCGGCCTCATGGAATTCATCCCCGGTCGGCAGGGGCATGTTTGTAGAGTTGGCATCAGGGTCTCCGTAAATCAGCGGACTCCCGATCATCATTAGCGTTCGACCGCACACCGCTCGACTGGAATTTTTCACAAAAATTCCGGTTGCGCTCTCGCTTTGCCTGGAGGTTGGCACCGTGAAAAAAGAAGACATCATCAAGCAGCCGTGGTTCCCGGCCATCAAGGGCAGCACTCGCGATCTAATCGCGGCTGCCGGCGGCATTGACCGTATTTCCCTATTCCTCGGCTGCGGCAAGACTGTGGTCGGAAACTGGAACAACTGGGACATGGCCGACCAGATGCCGCACTGGGCAATGATCGCGCTTGAAGCGGATCTCGGGCGGTCGATCCTCTCCTCTGCTTATGCCCGCCTGCCGGCTGCCACCGAAAGCGCTTCTCCTGCATCGCGCGTGCGATCGCTCTCGATGGAGACCGCCACCATCATGCACGAGGTGTCCGAATATCTCGGCGCTCATTCCGAGGCTCTTTCCGATGGCGAATATTCCCTGGCGGAGCTGCGCGACCTTCGGGAGAAGATCTCCGACATCGCTTCTTCGCTTTCTGCCGCCTGCAGCACGATTGACCGCAAGGTCGCGGCGAGGGGTGCATGATGAGCAGGGCAGCACAGAAAGCGGCCTTGCCGCAAGACGACCTGACAGCCGATGACCTGGTGCGCGAATCGAAGGCGGCGCGCGTTCGCCAGCTGATGGCGGATGGTCTTTCACTGTCCGATATTGCCCGCGAGGCCGGCCTTTCCGAGGCGGAAACGCGGGAGCTTATGGACGAAGCGAGGTCGGTGTGATGATGGCGGCCGTCGCTCTCCCCGATCCGCAGCCGGTTCCGGTTCCCGTCGACCGTTTCGATACCCGCGCCCTTGCCGAACGCATCAACCAGGCGCGGCAGCTCCTCGACGCCGGCGACATGCGCGCGGCGATGATGCTGTCGGAGGGCGCCTATGATGAGGCCAAGGCCGCACACGGCTTCGCGGCCCGCATGAAAGCGAGCGAAGGCGTCATCAGCCGGGCGCATGCAATGGTGGTCGAAGCGCTCGAAATCGGCAGCCTCGCACGGGTGGCGCTCGCTAACGAATATGACGCGGCGCAGGCGGCCGGCGTGGTGGCCTCGCGAGGGCGGCCGAAAAAGGTCGAAACTCTAGACCTTTTTCGGCTTGAAGATTTCGGCCTCGACAAACAGGTGGTTCTCGACGCCCGAAAGCTGCGTGATGCGGAGCTGAAAGAGCCAGGCGTGATCCGCCGCACCATCGTTGGGATTTCCGCGCAGGGCATGCTGCCGACGAAGAACAGCCTGCGCGCCGCGATCGGCACGGCCTCGGCTTCCAAGGAAGATCGGGGTCAGAACTTCTATCAGACGCCCGATGTCGCGACGATCTCGCTTCTGGCCCACGAGAGTTTCACGTCAACGGTCTTCGACCCGGCCTGCGGTTACAACGCCATCGGCCGTGTCTTCGAGGCGCATGGCTATGACGTAATCCTGTCAGATATCGAGGATCGCGGCGCCATCTCCGAGGCCGGGATCGTCCAGTCGGTTGGCGACTTCCTTCTGAGCAAGCCGGAAGCCGTGGGGGAGGGGCCGGATATCGTCACTAACCCGCCTTATGGCGAAGTTCTCAATGCTTTCATCGCGCATGCGCTGCGCGTCTACAAACCACGCAAGCTGGCGCTACTGCTGAACCTCAATGTCCTGGCCGGCTTTGCCGACGAGGATCGCAATTTCGTCATGGATGAATGCCCGCCAGCGCGGATCTATGTCTTCAAGCGCCGTCTGCCGATGATGCATCGCGAAGGCTACGAGGGGCCGAAGGCGTCCAGCCGCATGAACACGGCTTGGGTGGTTTGGGAACGGCAAGAGGACGGCAGCTATGGCGATACGACGATCATGCGTCGGATCGACTGGAAAGACCATGTCGACACGGAAGCGCTGGAGCCGGGCGAGGGCGGTCATGCGCTTGGTATGTACTTCGACGATGCGCCCCGCACGACACCTAAACTGGAACTTCACGAGCGGGTCGATCGTGACCGGGAGGACGCGCGGGCATGGGTCCTGCAGCGGGACGAATTCGATCGCGCGGACCTTTGCCGAGGGATCGGCCGTCGCGACAGCACGGTCGAAGCGATCATTGCCGAGTTCGTCGAGGCCGGGTTGATCTCGCCGGCCAGTGAGCCGGGGCGACTTGGGCGTCATAGGGTGCTGTCAAGGCAGCCGGAGGCGGTGGTCGCGGCATGAACATGCACCAAGCTTCGCTGCTCACTGCGTTGGCGGCCTCGACACTTCTCAATCCGGATCCCGGCCGGCCTATCATCATCGACAGTTTCGCCGGTGGTGGTGGCGCCTCGACCGGTATCGAGCAGGCGCTTGGCCGGTCGCCGGACTATGCGATCAACCATGATGCCGACGCCCTGGCGCTGCATGAGGTCAACCATCCGGAGACGATCCATCTTTCGGAAAACGTTTATCGGATCGACCCGCTCGACCATCTGCGCGGAAAACATATCGGCCTCGCCTGGTTCTCTCCTGACTGCAAGCACTTCTCGAAGGCCAAGGGCGGCAAGCCGGTGGCGCGCAATATCCGCGATCTATGCTGGATCATTCCCGGCTGGATCGAGCGTATCCAGCAAAGCGGCGGCAAGGTCGACGTCGTGATCATGGAGAACGTCGAGGAATTCAAGGATTACGGGCCGTTGATGGAAACGGCAAAGGGGCAGATGCCCGACCCTGACCGCAAGGGGGAGACGTTCCAGAAATGGTGCCGGAAGCTCCGCAGCCTCGGCGCCAAGATCGAGATGCGCGAGCTGCGCGGCCGCGACTACGGCGCGCCGACGATTCGGAAGCGGCTGTTCATCATCATGAGATTTGATGGACAGAAGATCGTCTGGCCGCAGCCGACGCACGGCAGCCCTAGCGATGCCGACGTGATTGCCGGTCGCAAGCTTCCCTGGCCGATCGTCGCGGACTGTATCGACTGGAGCATTCCTTGCCCTTCGATCTTCGACACGGCGGAGGAGATTTGGGCAAAGCATGGCCTGCGGTCTGTTCGGCCGCTTGCTTCTGCCTCCCATGCCCGGATTGCTCGGGGCCTCGACCGGTTCGTGATCCGCGCGAACCGTCCTTTCCTGGTCAATCTCACCCATGGCGGACGCATCGAGAGTATCGATGAGCCGGCAAGGGTAATCACGGCCGCCCATCGTGGCGAAAAGGCGCTCATCTCTCCATCTATTCAGCGCTTCAATACTGGTGCGACCGGGATCGACATGGGCGGCCAGATGCCGACGATCACGGCCAACAGCTTCATCAAGCGACCCGGAGGCGCGGCGCCGCTTGGCCTTCTGGCGCCGGTGCTGACCTATGCGCAACAGGGTGGCGCAAACCGTCCTGTCGACGGACAGGCGCATACGATCACCGCCAGCGACAAGGATCAAAACTCGGTCATGTGCGCATGGATGGCGCAAGCCAACAATGACAGCCGACGCCTCGGCGGGGTGAATCCCGGCCGGTCGATGGACGATGCGATCTCGACGATCACGCAATCGGGCAGTCACCAGCAGGTCGCTTCTGCTTATATCGCCCGGCAGTTCGGAACCTCGACCGGCCATCCTGTTGATCAGCCTTTGGCGACCACGATGGCGGACGGTCAGGGCAAAAGCCAGCTCATCCTGCCATACCTGCAATCATACTTCAGGACCGGGGAAGGCTCGCGAGAAGACGAGGCTATGCGCACGGCGACCGTCAAGCAGCGTCATGCTCATATCGAGGCTGTCGTCGACGTGCCGCCTTTCACGGAAGCGCAGGCGGCAAGGGCGCGCCAGGTCGCGGATTTCATGCGGGCGCACGGCCTATGGGACGAGCGTGAGTTCGTCACCGTCGAAGTGAATGGCTTGACCTTCGTCATCGTCGATATCGGCATGCGCATGTTGACCCCGCGCGAGCTGTTCAACGCGCAGGGCTTCCCGCCTGACTACAAGATCGACGGTTTCCATCACCGGACGAAGATCGGCCACAACGGCGGCCCGCTCTGGGTGCCGTTCTCGAAATCCGTGCAGGTCTCCTGCGTCGGCAACAGTGTCTGCCCGCCGGTGGCTAAGGCGCTGGTCGCGGCAAACTGCAACCACCTTGCCGTCGAGCGGGAAAGGGTTGCAGCATGAGCGAGCTATTCGGCGGCTTCCAGACCAATGACCAGGCGCTGGCCCATGGCGGCCAGTGCGCTGTTCATCAGCGGCAGTTTCGTGGCGGTGTCCGGATCGAGCAGGCGCCGAGCCTCCTTCTCATCCTTGCCGATCCGTCGCGCCAGTTCCGTGCGGGACAGGCCCGATGCGCGGAAGGTCTCGATGACCGCGATCTTCATCGCGATCTCGGGGGCCGGCGCGATCATGGTGCCGGTTGCGACGGGTTCGGGCAGGGTGCGGCCCATCTCCAGATAGGTCAGCAAAGCGACGCCGAGGGCATCCTCTGCCATGGCGCGCGCGTCGGCCATGTCCTCGCCTTCCGTGATGGCCTCCGGAACGTCCGGAAATGTGACGGTGAAGCCGCCTTCTCGATCGGTCGGCTCGAAAACAGCTGCATAGCTGTAGGTTTTCATGATGGTTGTGCCTTTGATGTAATCATGGATGAATGCAGGGTCTATTCTGTCGGAAACGGTATGGCTGGGGCTCACTTGAGCCCCAGCGCCTTTCTAATCTTCCCGGCCGTTTTAGGATCTATTT